TTTTATAATAATTTCTTTTACTTTGTATATCTTTTAATTCCTATATATTCCTAAATGGAGTAAGTTTTAAAAGGTTGCGCTCTTGTTCAGTCCATCCTTTATAAGCACCTCGTTTAATAGTAGCATCATAATAAGTTTCATCTAACCACCAATATTTAATTCTTTCATATAACAAACTAACAGGGTTAGAGAACAATTCAAACATATTACTAACATAGTCTGTAATAGCAGAAGGTGATTTGATAATAGATGCCATATCCAGAAGATTATATGGAGCTAGTGTTTCAAATTGCGATCTTATTATAGTATATGCCAGTAGTTGTTTAATGATGTTTTTCTTGTCATCGTCCGCTGATTGCTCTAATAGCGGTCTAAGAAACCAAACAAGACCTCCATATAATATACCTTCAAAAACCAATCTCGCCAAATTTTCTCTTACTAGAGGATCTTCTTGATTAAGTCTTTTATAAGTCTTAATTACGTTTTCATTGTTTTCTATAGCATTATCAAATAATCTTACTACAGTTTTGAATACTCCTTCTCTGTATCTCTAAGCTTGATAATCCCACTGTCTTGTCATTAACCATCTCTCTTGTAAAACAACCGGTAAATATTGTCTGTGCATCATAACAAACTATCCTGCCCAATTAGCCAAAATCACAGGCTTTTGTAAAGAAGTAAGCTACCCATCGGCTGATTGTGCTAGAGTTTTGGCAATATAAGCTATTTTATTCATAGCCTCATCTACTGCTTTCTAGTTTGTTTTATCTTTTGCTACCATTTTACCACCTACAAATTCTACAGCATCATAGAATGAAGTTTTATTTCCTAGATTCCAATCCATGTAATCGCCGGGAGCATAAGTAGGAAGTTTATGTTTTCTTTTATATTCCTCTCTACTCATAAAAATTTTTTTACCGCCTTCTTCTACTAGCTTAAAATTATGCATAACAGAAGCAAGAATCTATCCTTTTACTACATGATCCATTAATGAATATGGACCAAATGCCCAATGTTTAGTGACAGCATTAACTAATTGCATTCTGTTTGTAGCATTTGGATTAATTTCTGCACCTATTTCGAAAAGTTCCATAGCTTGAGTTATGAATGTTTTTTTCCTAGAAACTCCCAGAACGTTCGATATAGCAAAAAATGAATCTGCTACAATATCAAAGAACGCATGACCAGCATCTATAGGATTGTAATATCTTTGTATTAACATATTTGTAATATGCTAATGTAAAGCTGTATAAGCACCTGTTAATGCACAAGCAAGATTTAAACCTAGATTTCTAAGAGTACCTAACATCTTAAGTATAGATAACATTTTTGTAATGTTAATTTCTCTTGGTTTACTTATATCATAAGTAAGTCCAAAAACATTACCTTTATACGGAATCAAGCCTAATACTTTTCCAGTAGGGTTATCTCCATATCTTACACTAACATCTTGAGTTTTTATATCATACAAATTCATGTCTATAAAGTTTTTGACGAATTTGTAAGTATTACTGTTTCCGGTTTTTTCCTCTCCTCTTTTGTTAGTGTACTTAATACCTTGTACGTATCTTTTTAATATTTCTATTCTAGGTTGTATTTGAGTTTTATTTTTCCAACTTTCACACGACTTATAGAACTATATTACTGAACCAACTAAATCAGCAGTTAAATACTCAGGATTATCTAATCTTTTAAGATAATATTGAGGTATTACATTTAATCTTTCTCCATTAGGCTTAGTGAGAGCTCTATTAAAACCAACATCATCATTTCTGCATGATATAAGATCTTTCCAATAATCAATAAACCCTTTAAATGCTCCAGATATATAATTTCTTTTCCAACCTGCATGTATATATTTTAACAAACTACCAGATTTCTGTGGAACTCTATAAGGATAAGTCTTATGCAGGTTAGTTAACTTATCGTTAGATTCTTTTATAGTATCTAAGATAGCTTGTCTAAGGTTCTTTAGAGCCTCATTATCCATTACTTTATGATAATTCTTACTATTATCATAAGACTCAACTATTTTACCATTTTCTATTACTTTAGATTTTGGTATCCAATATTCGTTCTGTAAATCTGGATACTTTTCCTAAGTCTCATAGTAAGATTTGTTATAGAATTTGGATTCTTTAGATACCTCTAGCCAGTTACTATTAGGAGCATATTCTATCAAACTTTTATCCTTTGGTACTACTTTTGTATACCATGCTTTTGGATTTTTAATGTCATAAGCATTAGCTTTTAGCCACATTTCAGCAGATTCTGGATCTTCTAATACTACATTATAGTAATACTTTTTAAGATCCCTATACCACTGTTCTGTTGGTATTGTCTCTGCAATGTCCTCAAATTTGGCATCTCCTTCTTGTATTTCAACTTTTTTGTTTTTTCTAATGATAGACATCTATCTAGACAATCTTTGTATAGCAGCTTTAGAATTAGCTGACATATGATCTATGTCTATATTACCCGTCATATCATCCCTATGTTGATTTAATATAGATCTGCGCCTTTCTTGTAGTTCTGCATATACAGGACCGTAATATTTTTTTTCTAGCTTTTCTAGTTTCTGATAAAACTCATCTTTATAGCGTACTTGAGAATTTCGTTCTAACCATTTCTGTTTTTGTTCTTTTGTCAGATTCGGATCAGCCATAATTTTAGCTTTTTCCTCCTCATATGCTTTACTATTCTTAGTCATAGTAAGACCTTCAGATAACTTCTTATTCAGTTCCTATAGTTCTTCAGCTATTTTGAGCTTCTCTCCTTGCTTTTTAATACCTGTAGTATCATATAAACTAGCCAGTTGTTTTTTCTCAAGTAAATAAGCTCTATATGTGTTATATTCCTTATCACTAAGTCTATCTAGATGTGCTATACCAACAGAATCTCTAGTCTTATCTACTAGCTGTCGTATTTTTAATTGAATCTCCTCTCTAGCTGCTACCGTACCTTCACTTAAATGATTAAACATATCATAATACTCTCTAGTATATCTTCTATCTGTATGTTTAGATAACCATTCATTTCTTCTCTTATTATACTCAATACGTAGCTGTCTGTTTTCTGGAGCTTTTATATCAGTAAGATCTACTCCTAATTCTGATGCTATTTTTTTCATAGCATTTGCATAATTCTTTTCAAACTTACCATAGTTTCTAGCTCGTACTATATAACCGGTAGTATTACCATCGTCATCTACTTCAAATAACATTCTCTGATTATATTTTCCAGCTTTACTAAGTAAATCCTCAAGTTTTCTTATAACCTAGTAGGTATTTCTATTTGTTTCTTCTTCTGCTTTATTAATCAAGTAGAATATTGTCTTAATAGAATCATTATTTATCTTATCACCAGCACCTATATAGTATGTAAGCCAAGCTATATCTCTCTAAGATGGTGATGGATTAGACATTGAATAGTCATAGATAGTTGAAGACTTTACTTCTAGACCTACTTGCTTTAAATTCTATCTAGCATTATCAGCTATCTTACCCTTTACTATAGAATAACCATCAGTAAGCATAGCTTGGTAGTCTTTAGCTCTTTTAAGCATTCTATCTAGTATATACTCACCACTACTATCTTTTCCTATTATTTCTCTATAGTTGTCTTTATATATTAATTGACTTACTATCTCATCTACTATATCATTATAGAAACCAAAGAAGTTCTGATCTAGATCATTCAACTTAGTATCATCTATGTCCAGTCCTTTTCTGCGGACATTAACGAGATATTCGAAGGTAGGTCGCAATTCAAATCTTAAATTAGCTAAAAATTCATTAATGTTATCTAAATCTGATTTAAGACCTTCACTAATATTTGCAATTAGCCATTCTGATTCTTTTTTTATCTTAGTTCTAAGTTCTGGGTCAGGATTAGTATTTACTTTTAATCTTGACTATAAACCTTTCAGTATCTTTACATTTATGCCTCTTAAAATACTATCTAGTTCTTCCTTTTCTTTAGAATTATAATTATCTTTTGTCTATTCTAATCCTATTTCTAAGTCATTGTAAGCCTAATCAACGCGTTCTCTTAAGTCTTTATCTGTGTCAAAAAAAGACTTAGCTTCTTCACTTAAAGAATCTTGTGATTGGTACTCTAATACCTACTAAGCAGTTGGTTCTATAGTTAAATCTTTATAAGTATTCTTAAAACCAATTAAAAAAACTTTAGATTTTTCTCGGATAGCCATTTTAGAATCATTGTTAAAATGACTTAAAAGATCCTAATATAACTTAGAATCTTTACCTTCACTATCAAACTCTAAGCCATAACCATTATTTTCAGATAAGACATAATAGGCAGCATCGTAGCTACCTAATATGTCAGTATACTCTTTTAACTATGCCTTTATTTCAGGCAATTCTGTTCTTAAACACGTCATGATTTCTTACAATGTTTTTTACGTTTTTTACCTTCTTCTTTAAGGTTATTCAGATACTCATTTACTTCTGTAATACCTGTTTCAGAGTCCTACAAGGATCCTATAATGTCATCTACCAACTCTGTAGAATCAAAATAGGATTCGTCAGGCATTGCATAATCTTCTCCAAATGTATCATTAGCTTCTTCAATTCCTCCTAACATTTGATCTATTTCACCAAAATCTTCTATTGTAGTAGAATTATCCGAAGTATCTACAAAACTTAAAGAAGGATCACTATCAATTGATTCTGGATCAGATTGTATTCCACTATCTCCAAATGATTCAATTAATTCATTTTGAAGTTCCTAATCTAGATTAAAGTATTCCTAAATATTGTCAATTTCAATGTTAGAATACTATTCGTCTCTAACGAACTGAGAATCTTTAATAGTTTTAGTATACTTATAAACTATATTGTCAATATCTTCAACGGTTTGTTTGATCATTGTGTCTGTAAACTTGTTATTTTCGAATGCAGATTGTTCTGTACCATTTTTATACAGTTCGTATATAGAACTCGCTCCATTATTGAAACCTAATTTGGGTATAGCAACGTAAACAATTCCAATAGTCTTACCATCTATATCTATTATCTATCCTGATCTCTGATATAATACTGAATTTGTAGATCTAGAACCTCCTATCTTTACAAACTTATTATTTTTGTTAATTTCTGATTTACCTACTGCTACAAATATAGTATTTATAGAACTATTAGTAGAGTCTTTGGCACTAGCTAAATATACTGTATTAGATTTAGATTCTTCGCCATATCTAACTTCTACTTTTGGAATATATAATGGTACCACATCGTTATCATTCCAATAATTTCTTACCATATTCAAATATATAGAATCAGTAAGTTCTTCCAGAGTAGAAGAATCTTGAATTATATCTATATCATTTCTTACTAATTTATACATAGCCTCCTTAATAGAATCCAAATAACCAATCTACTATTTGTATTCCATTGGAACGATATTAAAGAATGAATTAGGGGTTCTATTATCGTAACTAGACACAAAGGAGTATTTCACTAAATCTTCTGCAAATTCTCTAATAGTAACGTCGTCATTTGTAAGTAAATCATAGAATGCAGATCTTAATCTATCTTCATAGTATCTCGAATTATTTAATGAAGAAGTAGCTGTGACTATTTTGTTAGCTTTATTTTTGGCAGAAATAGTGATTCCTTGTAAATAATTTAATAACTCATTTGTTATATTACCCTGATCATCTACTAAAGTTACTATATTTGGATCTTGATTATTACTTCTAATATAATTTTTAATAGAATTTAGTCTACTAGCTATATTGTTTTTTCCGAAATTCATATTGCTTAGTTCTTCGTCTGACAATCTGAGATTAGTTCCAGCCATTACCACTTTAGCACGTATTATACTCTCCACTTTTTCGTTTATTTTTTTCACTAACTCTTTATTGCTAGAAGGTTTGTATAACTATAAGATGAGAGAATTGTTGATCTATTTTGGGTAATCACCTCCTCTTAATTTATGCATTATACTTGTGAATATAGTCTTATAACCATTGGTAGCTCCAAATACTTGAGTTTTAAGTATATTATTAGCTAAATCCATAGCATATACTAATTTTTTATTTAAGAATGTTTTATTAAAGTAATCCTCAAGTCCATTAAGATCCTCTCTACCTTCAGTATCAGGAGTAGAGAAATCCTATTGATGGTCTTTTATAAATGTCTAATATGAATTATAAAAGTTCTATAATTGAGTAATGCTATTACCATACTTTTTAGTATCTATCTGAGAACGTTGAACTAAGTCTGCCATAGTTTGAGCATCTCCACTTAATTCACTATAAGCTGTAAGTACGATTAACTACATTTTAATATCCTGTGGAGTTACCTAGCCTCTTCTAAATGCATCTAATGTACGAGACAATTTATCCTTGTCAAATGCTAATTTTTTATCTTCATCTGTTATCTTAAGAATAGATTCCTTATAAGACTATGATATAGGATAATTATTTAACATTTTAGTATATTTGTCTATCAGTCTACTAATTATAGTATTATCATACTACTGTTTAGATCCAATAGCACCATTATTAGCAATCTTAATATTAGCAAATTCCTTTAATATAGGTTGAGCTAAGAAGAAGAACGTATTTTCTCCCTTTCCACCACGTAACAATAAACTAGTCATATTATATGTTACTTGATTCACATTAAGTTTAATAATGTAAGGATCTTTAGCTACATCGACATGAGCATTAATCATTGCAGATAACCAGTCTAATATTTTGAAACCATCCTATCCATTGATTTCATCAAATTGACCAAGACCATAAATATTGTTATGTGAAAATTTCATATGTAGATGTGTGGCTTGAGTCAAGCAATGGTTAGTAGAGTTAAGAGCAAAAGGTGCTATACCAGCTTTACCCCAAGTATATTCCATCTTTCTATACTCTTGGAACGATGGCATTAATTCATACATATAATCTGCTTCTTTCATCTCATCTACACTTACTTTTGGAAGTATTTCCTTAGTAAGGATACCGGTTAATGTATCAATAGATGCTCTAGTTTCAGACAATGTTTTTTCATCAGATATTACTAGCGTATAACTATCTAACAATTTATTTATCAGAGCTCCTTTAGATTGGTCAGAATAGGTTTTAGCATCTTCTTTCCAAGTATATCTCTGATGCGTATTAGGATCATACGAATATGTAGCTATATACAATTTATCAATATCAAAGTCAGAACCAGTCATAGCAGTAAATTCATCAGGTACTACTATGGTATCTCCGGTCTATGCTGGTAAAACATCAGCTACTATGAAAGAGAAAGTAGATGACAAACCCTGAGTAGGTATACGATAACCTATACCATATGGATCACTTTGACTACCTATTATATTATTATCCAGCAACCATTTTCTTATTGCTACGTAACCCTATTCCTATACATCCTATGGTACTACATCTCTAAAGAAGTTAGTACTAAGCATTACTTCCATACTACCTCTTTTAGGATCAAAACTAAGTTTTTTGCCATCATTGAAAGGTCTAGTATCTTCGTTAGCATCTGTTATTACATCATTAGCTTTAAAACCAAATGATGCCATTTGAATAGCAGAACCTCCTGGAGTATTTACGTCTATTACTTCTTTATTTATTAAAGAAATTATTTTACTTTCAATCCAATTACGAACGCTAAGTGCTGCTATAGGAGCTTTAAAGTTACCCTTACTGTCAAGTTTTAATGCATCTATTATTTCTTGAGACATTCCATTTCCAGTAGCTTCTTCTACTAAATATCTAGACAAAGCAGCTTTATCTATAGAACCGTCTAATTTGAAGAATCTACCTTTCTTTTTCTTTCCATTGATAGTTCCTCCTTTTAAAGAAGTATAACCTAACGTAGACAATGCTTTAATACAACCAAATATATCCTTTTTTATTTGAGATCCAGATACATGCTTTCCTTTGTTATGACCATAGTATCTATCATCTACTACATTACCCATACCAATTTTTATCGCTTGAGTACCGAATGATCTATCTGTATGTTCATGTGGATCTGTACTAAGCTACAATCTTAACTGTTTAATATCTTGAATTCTAGTTGTTAATCCATCATTAAGTCTTTCAACGGCATTACCATTCGTAACTATCATAGTAGATGGCTTATTTAAGCCTTCTTTATTGAAACTTGTATTTCTGTTGTCATTATAGGCTTTGAACTTATCTTGAGGAGCACCGACCTTAACTGCAGATTCAAACAATAACATGTCTATCACACCCAATTCTTCATTATTCATTCTGTCATATAAATACTTATTATCCGCTTTGGCTAGTATCTTAAACATAGGGAATAATGCCATTTTATCGAATGTAGGTACATTTAATTTAGCTACAGAATCATAGTGATCACCAAAATACATCATCTTTAATGGTTTTATTGATGCTCTTAGAGCTTTACTATACAATTCTGGATTACTAAGAACATCATCTGAAGATTCTAGTATATTATATGCTTCTTCTATCTCAGGAGACCATTCTCCTAAAGCTTGCATAATTCTCTTATACATAGCTGGTCTAATATATACAGCAGCATCTGCTTGATTTATATTGCCACTATTATTCTCATCATCATATGCATAAGGATTTGCAGCTTTCTCAGATTGCTTATCAACAAATTTCTTGGAATCATCAGATAAACTATCGTAAGATTCTTGTATTCTATCTTCATTCTTAGTAGCATCAAACAGCTATTTATCTGTCATGTCTGGATGCTCTTTCTGTAACATAGTTCTTATGAAAGATGCTCTAAATATCTATTTCAATGAATCGTGATATTCAGACCCTATATTGTTATCCTACATAACAGCACTAACGAATTTAGTATCATTTCGTGGATCTCCTTCTCCCCAGTATGTTCTGAGATTAGTACCAGTAGATAATACAGAAGATAAACGTTTGATTTTATCCACATCTCTCTGGAATATACCTACTTCTTTACTAGATTTCCACTTATAAAAAGCAGGATCTCCAACAAAACATTTTTCTACTTCTTCTATAGATATTGCGTAATTAACTGTAAAGTTTGCTATTATGCTGTATATTGCATCATTTGTATTTATTGTATCATTTAACGATTTAAACTATTTCTTATACTCAGAGTATATATTGGTTGGTAGATTCCCAGCAGAAAAATTTCCATTTTCATCTATAGAAATTACTCCTAATTTAACAGCCTCTTCTATTTCTTGATCCACTCTTCTTAATAACATTCTATTAAGAATATCATACATATTAGAGACATCCTCTATAAATAATCTTCTAATATTTTCTAAAGTTTCATTAATCAATTTTGGATCATTACTTTCTTCGGCAGATTGTAATAAGGCATTCAATGAATGAATCTCTCCATCAGGCATTACTATTTGATTAAAATATCTAAATCTACCTCCATTTCCGCCAGGTTTCATTTTACCATCTTTTCCTATTTTACCATGATAATTAGAGTAATATCTTGATCTACCCTATTCTACATCAGATTTTGTATTATAGTACTTAGTAATAGCATTAAATTCATCTACAAAGTAATTATAGAAAATTTTAAGAGTGTTTCTATTAAATTTCCTGAGTTGTGGTATTTCTTCAGAAATTCCTCCTTCTTTATCTGGTTTCACATATACAGATGCTAGATAATTCTTAGGTAACTCAATTCCTTCAATACTGTACCAAGTTTTTTTATCGGACATGGTAGGGAGTACTATTCTACTGTTTTCTGCCAACACTAACTTTGTTATATAATCTTCCAATGGAGTAATTCCAAAATAATCTCTACTAGTATCTGTAAGTTGATCTTCTATAGCTAAGAGAGTGTGTAATTTCAACTTAGGTTTATTCTTACCTGAGAGTGCTTTAACAATTAAACTATTTTTACAATAAGGTGTGTTACTTAAATTCTATAATTTACCATATGCGTTGGTATTTAACCATCTAATTTGATCTGACATGTAATTATTCTAAGTAATCGGATACACTAAACTGCCATCAGCTCCGGTTACACTAAATTCTTCCGGAGTAGGGTGAGTTTCTCCGTAAGCAATAGCCATAAGATTCATTACACTGTTTGGATCATAATAGTTAAATATTTTATCTGCACTAATAGTGATCCCTTTGAATTTGGTTTCTAAGGATTTATTGGATGCCATAGCTCGTATATTAGCATATACTGAATGTAATATTGAGTTTATAGCAGAACCACTTCTAGAATCTGTGTTTTTAGTTCTAAATATTAAGTTAAAAGCATCTACTCCATCTATTCCTGTAGATTCTTTAGTGCTAATGCTACCCAATAAATAAGTAAGGGCATCGTTATCAAAATTAATACCTAAATCATTGACTAAATTTAAAAAATCATTCTTTGTTTCTTCAAATAACTATACATTATCAGAGGTACGTTTAGTTCTATATATTAAATCAAGATTAGAATCAATTTTATTTACCAGTTTTGTTATTTTATCCAGAGCTTTTGAATTTATAACAGATCTATTCTTACTGTCAGTAGTGATCATAGTGGATAACATGAAGTTTTCAGACCACTATGATGGGATCATAGCTATTTTACGTAGACTATCACTATCTAATACTTCCCACGTTCTCTTACCAAGAGCAGGATCAATATTAGCTGTAGATTTAATATCAATAGTATCCATACTATTCTTAGCACTCTGTATAGTAGTTAACAACTAAGTAATAGTATTTTCAGGAAGTGGATATTCAGGATTATCTATATAATCTCTGAGGGTAGCAAAGAACGGATCTGATTTTGCCAATCTTCTTACTTTTGATAACAAATCGTTCCAGTCATTAGAAGACCATAAATTTTCTAATATTTTATTCCAAGTAATATCAAATGGTTGTACTACATCCATATCAAAGATAGGATCTTTAATAGTATCTGTAATCTTTCCATCTTCTGTAAGAATAAATTTGCTTTTAGGAATAGAATAGAAGAACAACTTAGCATTAAATGCTACATTGGCTTTTTTACTTATTTCGTATGAATTTCTATCCCATATATTATCATAAATATCTCCAGTATCTTTAGACATCTATTCAGCAACTTCTGTTTCTTCTTTTTCAATACTCTTAATACCTAATTCTTGTAGAAAAGCTCTAATTTGTTTAGCAAATATTTCTTTATTCTTTAATACATCTTCTACTATTTGTTTATTAGTAGGATTCTCATCGTATACTCCATAATCGTAGTTATATTGTATTATATTAAATACGTCATCTAACTTCAAATTACGTATGTCATCCATAGTACGAATATTCAAAGTAGCAAGAGCTGTACTGCTCAATGATTCTATAATGTTGTACATAGTAGATGCATTAGTTATATGCGGTGTAGACTTTTGTTGAACATCTGATATACCAGGAGCATAATAATACATGCCTTCTGGATGTCTTTTAGCAAATTCTGATAGTATTTCCTGTCCGATAAACGGTTTACTATTTCTAAATTTACCAGATCTTATAGCTTGAAACAATGTCTACTATGCATTAAGTGGTCTATTACGGAAAGATGTAACAAGATTCCACAAAGCTTTGAAGAATTTTTTCATTCTATATATAGGGGAAATATTAGATTCATTTATCATATAGGTTCTGAATTCCTCTGCTAATACTTCTTCCATTTGATCTTTGGTATACCCTTTATACTCAGGATGAGCTTTTATATAATCCGAATATACCTAATTTCTCTATTCTTCACTAAGAATCAGTTGACTGACATAGTGAAATGCTTCGTGATATTCTATACCCTATCCAGCCTATTCAGACAAAACTATCTGTGGATTAAATTCTTTGAATATTCTATTAAAAGATACTTTCATTAAACCATATACTTCTGGAACATCAGCCATTCTCATAACAGCTCCAGTAACAAATACGTTATCAATATCTAGACCTAATTTATCTTTTAACCATTTTCTAGCCTTCTATTCATCAAACTTACCTCTTCCTTTTGTAGTAGAATAAAGACCTGAACTTTTCTTCAGTTTAGCTACAATTGGATTATGACTTGGCAGCATTACAGTAGTACCATCTTCTTTAAGGATATATTCCCATTTTGGTTTAGGAGTAAGACCCATAGACAATACTTCATCTTTAGATAGAAGTTTGTCTTTAGAAGATGGCTTACTAGCTGGAGTTATCGCTTCTTGTTTTACTTCAGTATCTTGTGTACTTTCAGCAGGTACGTTATCTTTTCTAGGAGTTTCTGTAGTAGTAGGTCCAGTTATAGTAGGAGTAACCGGAGTAGGATCTCCTACTTCTTGCGCTCCATCTGCATATATAAAAGGATCTTTAAATGCCTGTTCTCCTACACTAGTTTTTATTACTTGATGATTAATCATCCAAGACATTAATATAGGGGCTTCTTCATGAGCTCTAACTACTTCTCCTTTATCGTTCTTGGTAAGTCCTAGATCCTACATAGTGAATATCAGATCATCACAGTTTAGTACTCTATAATAATCTGTTTTATATTCATTCATGTATTCTATTGCAGTTTCTACAATGCTATCCGGAATAGGATCTTGCATCATTTTTTTATCAGTATTCCAGTGTATGTTATTAGAAATATCTCTAATAGTCTACCATGCTTCTGCTTCTGAGAATACAGATTGATTCTTAGCATCTTTTACTCTAAGATATTTGGTAGTATAGATACCCTCTGGAGTTCTACTTCCGTACATTAAAAAGGTTTCTCCTTTTTCGTTCTGAAATGTGTGTAAAGTTTTTCTAACATAAAATGATAATTTTTCTACACGAGAATCCCCCAAAGTAATAGTAGATGGTCCATGATTACACAAGATATTTAATACGTCTTTATATACCTATTGATTACTAATTTGCAAAGTGTCTGTGACTAACCTAAATACTAGTTCCGCACTAGTAAGGGGTATACGTTTGCCGTTATCGTCATATTTTGCTTTACCATTAGGAGTATAAGATGTAACAAGGGTGCTAGATCCTCCTGGTATGAAATGTCTTTTCTCAGATAACATAATTGGAGCACTAACTCTCTAAGATGGAGTATTGGCTACTTTTGGAATTATGTATAATTTACCAGCATATCCCGTTCCCTAAGCACTTGTCTTAGTAGAACCATCAAACTGTACTATAGTAAATGCATCTGCCGGATCAAGAGGAAAAGGACCTTTACCGTAACCAAACTCTACTTCTCCAGACAATATTTGATCACTCATTTCATATGGATCAACACTAAGTCCGAATTCAGGTACACTTGTTAATGATCTGTATATAGGATTATTACCGTCCTATTGGCTGTTTATAGAACCATTACTTTGTCGTAAATTTACTGGAACAATGCCATCTTGAGGAACAGTTGGTAAATTCACATTAGGATCATTAAAATAATTAGGAGCATATTTTCTTATATATTTACTAATTATCTCTCTTCTAAGTTCTCGTAATTTACGTACTTCCTCATGCTATTTGTATAATGGAACGTTCCATTTCATTATTTTTACTCTGGCTTTATCTGGAGTATACAATGCTGCATTATATATATATTTCTTACCGTTTACATTTTCTTCAATTATCATATGTACAGCAAGTCTATCTGCTGCATCTTTTTCTAATTTTCTAGTTTCTTTAGAATCTGTAACTATATAGTATACTTTCTATTTAGATAACCAACCAGGTATAGCTAACTTTTTAGACAATTCAGAACCAGGCATTCTAGTTCCATTGAATTTGACATCTATAGATTTACCTTTTATTTGGGTCTATATAGGCATCACTTCTGTGTTATTATACGCAAAGAAGAATGTAGAATGGATTCTATTAGTCTCTACTTTTTTCTTACTGTCTAAACCAGGACTCTTATCACTTTGACCTAATAGTTCTGCAGCTCTAGTAGTAGCTGCCAGACCTACAGAGTCTAGTTCTTCCATAGCATTTTGTAAAGCTAATTGACTATCTTCTATATGAGTTCCTAGAGATGGGTCTTCATTACCAACCCATACATCAGTTCCATCAGAATATACCATATTTGATGGTTCTTCTATCGTAATTGTTACATCCTATGTATTAGATCCATCGAATGACTCTGCTGTAACAATTACCTTAGTAGGTTCATCAGGCTATTTTGCAGTGGCTACCTCTATAGGCTAATCCGTTTTCTCTTCTTTATCTTGTTCTTCTACAGTAGGTTGTGGGGATTCATCAGCAACAGTAGATTCAATAACCTATTGTGGGGTTTGATCCTATGTATCAGGTTCTACACCATCTTCTACAACAATAGGTTGCCCATCTTCTACTTGCTCTAGTTTCGCTCTTATTGCATCTTCTTGCAGTACATCATCTGATACTCTATCTAATTCAGATGCTTCTGTCGGAGTGTCAGTTTCTACTCTATCCTCTGGAAGTATTCCTGTACTATCCTCCATCAATATCTTGTTAGGATCCTAATCTAAAGTATCCTCTAACATTCTATCTACATCCTCCTATGTAGATAACTATACTTTATCTACTGGTGGTTGTTCTTGAGTAGAAGAGTCTACAGAATCTACAGGGGCTTGAGCAGTTGTTCTGTTCTATTCTGTATGTTCTGTAGTAACATTTACTTCATCTGGAGTATCACTTTTTTCTCTATTTACTTGAGGTTTTATTTCAGGTTGGTCTATTACTTTTTCTTGAGTATCAGATTGTTCTTTATCATTAGCTAACTGTTCTGAAGTTTGTTCTCCGTCATTTTCAGCAGCTCTGTGCCCAGTCTCTTGCTCAATTTCAGTTTTAGCCTATGTTTCTTCTTGAATATCTCTTCTATTATTACTTAAAAATAAAGAATTGGCTAGAAATCTTTCAGTCTACTCTACATTAGCATCATTCTCTAGAGCACTCCATTGATCTTGAATAGTCTTATTATAGTAAGCAATTACTTGTTTCTTAGTTGGTTCTTCATCTGTACTATGCTGTTGTTTATATTTCTCAGAATATTTCTATAGTACGTTCTATTTATCTTCATCTGATAAATTGGAATATATAGGTTTACTTTCTACTAAATATCTATCCTTTGTAGATAGTCTACCTGTAGTATAAGCATTAAGCTATGCATTTAAACTGCTAAGAATACCAGTATTTAATGCATTTATAGCCATTTCTTGTTCTAATTCCTGTTTATTTCCGAAATCTGGAGCCTTAGACATTATATGGTCGATCCACTTATCTTTCTATCTTAAACTATTTTGTTCTCCTTGTAGATCTTTTAGTGAATCGTTTATGTACTTTAACATACCCTCTACACCAGTAGTAGATACCTATATTCCATATTCGTCCTTTAACTATTCCAAAGTCTTCTTTCTAGATGTAAGATCTTTTTTCAGATTAGTAAGAGTGTCTGTCAAGGTTCTAGAACTAACAGCATTTACTATTGATGATTTAAATTGCTGTTTTGTTATTGGTTCTGCATTCTATTTTCTTTGTGCATCAGCATAAGCTTCATATTCTGAATTTATAAATGAATTAAAATCATTTACATCTTCATTATTTATTATAGAGTTATTAATGTCACTTATACGTTTATCACTTTCGTTTTTAGCACTTGAAGCATCCTTCTATTTATCATAAAGGCTTACAGTAGTCTATACAAATCTCTCAAAAAATTTATCTTTTTTACGATCTACACCTATATCTTTTAGATTCTGATCAATAAGCTTATTTCTATAAATAGCAGATACATCTTTTGCAAGACGTATATCATCATCAATCATATCATCTGTAACACCTTCTGTTTTATACTTTTTGAAATCTTCTAAACTAGTAGTGAGGCTGTTGATATCTTTACCTTTTCTAGAGTAATCCAGAAATTGAGCTATTTTAAAGTTATTTTCGGCATTTTCGAAGCCTTTGGCAGCTAATGCTCTTACTACGTTATCTCCTTGTAATTGATGTCTGATATCATTGATATTGGTTAGACTTGCTCCACTTCCCATAAGAGCTCCGATAAATCCTCCAATACCCATCTCTATCTTTAATTGTTCATCAGTGTTATATTTATCATCCCAGTGCATACCTCTATATGCTAAATTAGCTTCTAAAGCCAATCTACCAGCTGTGGCAGCACCTCTAAATATATTATATGTATCTGGTACCTATGCATTATCAGGAAGATCCTAATACCATCTTCCCATCATTCCTTGCTATCCTTCTTCAGTACTTTCAAACAACCATCTCTTACCCAAAGCTAATGCCATATCTGTTCCAGCGTCTCTAACATGTTTAGCCTTCATTCTAGTCACCGGACTTTTCATAAGTTTAACTGCAGCTTTATCTATCTTTGAGTTAAGTTTAGACAAAAGAGCAGCAGTTGTTTTGTTTTTAGTAGCCAAATCTACAGCTTTGTTCATTATAGCTTTGAACCCTATATACTTATTCAACAACTTACCACCATAACTTAAACCTAAGTTTTCAGCATAATCACCTAGAACTAAAGCGTTGTTAGTCTCTTCTAGCTATGTTAAACCTTTGCGAGCATCTTTGGCAAAAGTATTGTAGTTATTATCTTTAGTAGGTATATTGTAAGCTAAACCAAACTACAACGTTTCCATTTCATCCATCTTATCAGTATCATAACCCATAGCTTTCAAACCAGCTATATAGTCGTTCAATACTGTAGATAAGTCAAATTTACCATCAGCTGCAGCAGTTGCTAGTTTTTCAACATAGTTAGACATTATTTCTCCTGCAGTTTCTTTATGTCTAAAATACTGTGTGAACAGAGAGTTAACAACAGCTTCCCCAGCAGCCCAAGCTAATGGACTACCTCCTAATTTGGTACCATATTTTATACCAAGTGCAGTAAGCATTTGCCACCCCATACCTTGTAATTCTGAGGCACTACTACCAATGTGTAATAAACCATACTACCATGTAGAGGGATCTAAAGCAGATATTTGAACTTCACTACGTTTTCTATCAAGTACAGGATCTATAGTATCTGGATTATAAAACAGAGGCATTGGTACTACTCCAAATAATGGATCATGTAACCAGTGTGCTGTTTTCAAACTCTATTGTTTATCTTTAAGCTCTGTAGATTTACTATCGTATTCTAACTTAGCATCATCTAATTGCTTCTGTAGATTGGCAGCTTTTACTTCTAATTGACTTAACGCAGCAGGGTTATTCTATGTAAAATCTATATTATTCTGTTTCCAAGATAAGTCTGCATAATAAGCCCATAATTTTCCTTCTGCTAGTTGATTTCTTACTGTAGAAGCTTCTATTGTTCTACTTGGCAATAAAGGATTTACAGACTCTGTTACAGCTCCATAGAATACATTGCTTAGATAAGGGTTAGTCTTAGCTTTTTCTTTTATATCTTCCTGTAATTTCAATAACTCTTCAAGTTTCTGTTGTGAGGCTTGAATGAGATCTGTATTCTATGGGTTAGCTTTTAATTGATTTTGGAGTTGTATATACTCTTTCTAACCCTATATATAATTCTGCGCTTCTTCAATCTCTGGTAACCACTTACCTTCAGTGTCCATTAATTCTTTCTACCTAGAAGTAACATTTAAAGACAAAGCGTCTCTGGTATTTATATTAAGAGCTTGTTCTGCTAATGTAGTAGTCTTTCCGGATGAATCTTTTGTTGGTTTAAACAATTCGTAGGCAGCCTTACTACTACCTACTATAGCAGTAGGTATAGGATTGGTCATAAAAGCAACTGCCTTATTTACAGCCTCTAATCCTTTTCTAAAAGAACTATAATCAGATTCATCATTTGATTCTGTAGTATCTGTATCCTATTCCTAAGTAGATGGAACATATTCATCATCTATATGTCCATAATCTCCAGTACCAAATTGACTATCGCTAGTTCTATTTATTATTGATAAAAAATCGTCAGAAAATTTCATAAGTTATTATATTAAAGGTTTTCTTCCTAAGATAACATATCTTGTATATCTTGTGTTTTTGTTTGTATTCCAAGATTCTTGTCCATCCAAGCTGCATCAGAAGTTATAGCAGCTTCTCCACTTCTAGGTAATTGCTGTAGTACAGTAATTCTGATAGTTTTTACAGGAGTACTTGAAGATGTGGTAGTACTCTCTAAATTTCCTCTATTGTCATATCTTTCTGTAGTTTTAGGACCTGCATCCACAGTTACTGGAGTACCCAAAGCTGATAATGATTTTCTGTCTATTCTGGCTTTTAATAATTGATCTTCTGGAATGTATGCATGTTTTACTACATATATATCATTACCGTCAGATATCATTCTCTAATCAGAAGATATTTTAAAGTTAGAGAAATTATTTCCATCATTCCACAGACTAATAAACTTCTATAATCCTTTGTCAGCATCTTTTCCAATTGTATTATATACTAATTCTTTGGCTAACTTAAAGTTTGAACTATTATTTGCTGTGTAGAAACCATCTTTATCCTATTTTCCTGTAGTACCATAAGCCGCATACTTATCAGAAGCTTCATAGCTTATAGGAGTAGACATAAGATCAATCACAGCATTTTCTGCAGTACTTCTTCTTCTTGTATCTTTTAGTACCTGATCGTAGTAATTTTTCATTTTACTTTCTACATAACCTGGATTTTTAAGATTAAGAACCTCTTGTTGCTTTTCAGGAGAAAGGGCTTTAAAACCTTGTTCTGCAAATGCATCCACTTCCTATGGAGTAAGATTGGTAAACTTAAGTAAGTGATTCCTGGTAGCATCTGATTCTAGTACTCTGGTAAGATTGAGTAAATTATTGGCAGTATTAGCAGCAGACGCATACTTGCGTTGTAACCTCATATTTTCTATAGCCATAGGATCTCTATCGGCTTTATTCCATGTATACTCTCTACCTGCAGTATATATCTCATTAAGTAATTGTTGTTGAGCCTGTTCAGGATTAAGACCCATCTTCTAATATGTCTCTAGATATTTCTAGTACTGAGGAGTATTCTGTATACTTGACAAATTTTTCTGTAGTTGAGCATCTGTCATTTCATCAGTAACACCATTCCATAAGAATCCATTCTTAGCACCAAGGAATTCCCCTTTCAAGTTATTAACATAAGGTTCTACGAGTTCACGTACAGACATATATGGTAATGGAGTAATATCGTCAAATATCTTACTATTTACTGTATCATAGTTAGCAAAGTCTACATAATGCCATAATAGGTTAAATCTATTCTCTAACATGAGTTTTTGATTAACCTCCTGACGTTTCAGCATTGCATCTCTACTAGATCTCAAATTACTCAAAGTACCATAATCTACACTATTTATCATAGACTATAATTGAGATCTAAACGCTGCGTCTTTCAAAGCATCAGGATTAGACACCATTTGATTAATAGCATTCTGGAAATCCTATCTACCTATAGTAAGATCATAATATCTCTGTGTATCTATCTAAGACGGTGATTGGAACTCACCGAATTTCTACAGTTGAGTTCCAAACTATTGAGCTGCCTCGTCTACAGCAGCTTTCTATGCTGCACCTATTCTATATAATTCTCCAAAATTAATAGGTACATAAGTATTTATAAATTGAGCCTATGCGGCTTGATCATACATATTTGCTGCCATAATTATCCTTTCTTAAATTTTTTCATAAATGATGCAAAATCTTTAGAACTATAACCAGCTTCAAGAAATGGTCCATACATATCTAACATAGCCATATCGCTACTTTTCTGATTCTTCATTAACTGTTTATTCGAAGCATACTGACTCAATTGACTTAAAGCTGTTCTCTGAATGTTTCTAGCAACAGCTCTACTTTTAGCATTCATGTCTACAGCCATATTAGTAGCCTGTACTCTCTGTTGTCCTAAGTTATTTAAAGTATTGGCATATTCTCCTGCATACTGATTGTTAACATTACTAGCAGTAGAATATAAATCTGCAATAGCCTTATTAGCTGCTATCTAACTCTACAGTCTATACGCCAAATTAGCTCCAGTATTAGGATTATAATTAGCAGCATTATAATTACTTATAGATCTATTTTCTCTAATAGCTCTCTTAGCTGGACTAATATCAAATTTACGATTAGCCATAGTAGATCTAATTTGTGATTCGTAAGGATTATATGTAGCATTAAACTATTCTGGTCTTGCATACATATTTGATATAGTCGGAGCTAACGCTGAAATATCAGTAAGTATATCATTTATACTATGTGGCCAGTTTTTGTTATCTGTTGGATTACTACTTGAATTATCTGTGGTATTAGTAGTTCTTGTTGTAGCTATATAAGGAGCTACTTCGTCTCCTACTCTTGACATAGTCTCTTCACTGAGATCCAATTCATTATTTACAGGCTCTATCAAAGTATTCTTTTTAGAAGAAGGCATTCTAGTAATACCAGTAGTTTTTCTAGTTCCTGTTGTAACTGTTGCAGGAGGTGTTGATACATTTGTTATTGCCTACTCTGCACTAGTTGATCTAGGAGATCCTGTCGCAGATAACAACCAATACGGTACTCCACCTCTCCATTCTCCGCTGTTTACTAAAGCATCAGATGCTAATGTCTTAGCAGCAAGAGAAGAGGCATTTGTAAAGTAATTAGGAACAGATCTTCTAGATACAGCTATTTGTTCATCAGGCACTCTAGAATAAACTTCATTGTTCAGATCAATGTTGTTTTCTATTAACTAAGGAGCTTTTCTAACGTACTTACTGGGTTTATATTCATTTCTCGGAAACACTGTATCTAATTTAGCTTGAGGCTGTATATCATATAAATTACCAATTGATTCCCCATTATATGGGGTATAGGTTCCTGTTTTACTATCTTTTATCCATTTTCTTCCAGCCCTAGTAATAATATCACCGTTTGCAGCAGCTTGTATCCCATTCTTGGTTTTTCTACTTACTTTAGTGCCTTCCTATATAGCAAACAATTTATTGTAAATAGCCTAATCATTCATCTCATTAAGCATTGCAGCATTCTCTGCATACTTATCTGTTCTATTTGTTTTCTTTTTTGACATTAATCTCTTACCCATCTGCGCAAATGTTTCTTTACTTCCTGGTACTTTTCTTTTATCACTAAGTATTCTAGTACCTTCTGGCAGATCAACCAAATTACTATCTGTAGGTTTACCTTCTTCTGGCACTTCTGCAATGACTCCTTGTGGAGTATTAAGTAATTCACCGTCATCTACATATGCTAAACTACTGGTCATTCCTCCTTGTGCCATTGTTTGTATATCATTATCATAATCGTCGTAAAACTCCTGTTCATTAATACTTCCCATCTACAAACTAGCCTAATTACTTCTAGCATTAGATTGTGCCTATTCAGCCTAACGACGTAGCTTTCTCCTGTTCCTAGCACCTCCTCTAATACCTGTACCATATTTGATATCAACAGTATCATCATATGGATTCTTAGATACAGATACAGAGCCTTTCTTACCAGTAATACCAGAAGCTAATCCAGCTACACCACCTACTATAGCACCAACAGGACCACCAACTGCAAAACCCGCAGCTGCTCCTTTAGCAGTACCAGATATAGTACCCATTGCTGTTTGCATTCTAGATTCACTTACAGTAGAAGCTGTAGCAGGACCTGTAACATTGCTGATCATTGAATTAATTGCATCGCCAGCTTGACCTATTCCAGCCATACCACCACCTCCAGATCCACCAGATCCTCCAAACATATTTGCAAAATTACTAGATTGCAAAAAATTAGCAGAACTAGTAGGTTTAGCATTACCAGGAGCATATGCCTATACTGACTGTGGAGCTGTTAATTGTGTAGGTAGCTGAGAATTGAAATCGGTTCGCATATATGGTGTCATGCCTCCACCTACATATTTTTTTCTTTTATTTATCTTTTTCATATCATTGAATATCTATATGTCGTGTTTATATTAGGGAGTCTGAAATTGTGTTGATCATTGCAATTAATAATATAATCACATATCATATACTTACCTTTCATTCTACCAGGAAGAGACATGTCATCTGCACTAGTTTTCTCCCTACCAACAGCAAACCTAAATGTATCTTCTCGCTGTTCTATTGGATTATTTACTTCTGTATTATCTTTAAATATAGTTCCTTCTTGAGTCTTTGTAGTGAATTTAATAACTTGCATCATCTTTCTAACATCGTCAAATTCTCCACTAAAGAACACATTATCAAACGTCTTAGTTAACAACGGATCTTTATTAATTACTATCTATAATCTAGACTTTAATTCATTTAACGGAAAATCTGCGCTTTCTTTTATTATCTAGTCCTTAATATACAAGAGTTTGTCTGGGAATGATAAATAGTTATCTGGATTAAATGTTCTAAACGAAGAGAACTATTGAATTTGTTCATCATAAGTAAGCACTTTATCTTCAAATCCCATCTGTACTTCATTAAACTTAGGATCATATATACTTACTTTCGCTTTTTGTTTATCTGTATTTAACCAAGATTGAACACTCTTAGCTTTAGATAATTTCTATACTCCATTACCATATGAACATATTTCATTCTTGCTATCATCATACCAGTATAAACCATTAGGACTAGTTACAATACTCTTATCGTTTGGTGTATCAGATCCATTAGATGTAGTTAAATAGTCATATCTATCCAATACACCACCAGTACCTAATACTAGAGGAGCTTGATTGTTATCTGTTATAAGTGATCTATCGTTTACAGATGCTATTCCTACGGCATCTTTCTACCAGAATAATAACTGATTATTAAACTGCTTTAAGTTTGTAATATCTCCATGAGATGAATCTACATCAAGATAATCTGCTGGTTTAAATGATGTCCAACTATCTGATATCTCATTAGCAGTCTTAGTACCAGAGTATCTAATTCTATTACCAGACTGCAAATTGCTAATAGAGTAATTAGAATCTGTTACATACATCTAAGCATCTGGCTATCTAGAGTAGGCATCATTATATGCAAAATATGGTTTACTCTATGTATGACCACCATATGATGCACCAGAGATAGATAATGATAAGTACGGGTCTACATAATCTAGATCACTAGATCCAACTCTAGATGCAGAACTACCATACAATAAAGCGAGATTAATAGTAGTCTCAAAAGGAATATAGTCTGAAACTGTAACTCCACAATTCACATCAGGACTTTCTGTACCTCCCCAGAATTGAGGAATATACATTACAGTTTTATGATCTAATACTCCTAAATAAGTATCACCACCAAATACTATAGCGTTACGATCAGATAAGTCATGATATGTATATGTGCTTATATAAGTAGAGTTGCTACGAGCACTATAAGTGTTTCCACTGTATGGTATATTGTTAGTTTTTATATTAACTACTGGTGTAGTAAATTGAGTATAATTAAACTCTCTAATAAGATCAGCAATAGTACCAGAAACTCTAGGACTCATAGGTTCTGTACCAGCTCTATCTATGTTTATATTCTGTTGTACACCTATATTATTGTTATCTCTAGTGACAACAACACAATTTCCATAGTAACCAGTCTTATTATATATTTCTTGATTATCCTATCTACCATTCATACTTACAGTAGCATTAAGATAAGTTTTACCAGATATAGAAGAATGTTTAGATGCTGCATCAGGCCAAGAGAATCCTTCCATTATAATAGGACTAACAGATTCATTTATATCAAATTTACCCCTAGTAGTTCCAAATCCAGTATAGTGAGCTATATATCTCTTTCCTATCAAATTAGTTATACCAGTCCACTCTGCTGCATTTCCTACCATGAATATATCATTAAAAGCCTCTGAACTAGAACTTGCTATTGAACCTACTCTAGAACTTTGGCTAGCGTATTCATTAGTAACTGCTACTCCACTTTTTACCTACTATGTTCTATTAGATTTAACGTAATAGCCATATGCTGTAGCTTGTCCACCAACAGAACTTATATGTTCTTTATGATTAGTTCTAGGATCTAATTTCAAACACATATCTGCTCTACAACCTTTGACACTCTTCGCCATGTCATCCTAATTAGCATCAATTTCTGGACTAATAAGTGTTGATATATAGTTGTCAACTCTTTCAGATACCATCCACTAGTAACTAGTATTTCCAATAATAGAATCAGTTATCTAACCTACTTTCTGCCAACTATTACCTAAAAACGTATATGGTCTTCTAGTATTCTCAGACGCTATATCATATTCTGCATCTCTAACAGAATGATATGGATATGATACAGTTCCAGATAATAGAGCTTGAGTTAATATAGTTCTATCTTCTTTTGTTCTATTACATCTTACTATTTGATATGCTTTAGCTCCATCAGGATAATTCTTTATTTTAAAGTTTATACCAATTGCTTTTCCATAAAGAGTAAGATCTTGTACATACCATGGACATGCTTCCCAACAATGAGGGAATTTAATATCTCCAATCCAATATACTGGAGTAGCAACATTTCTTTCATTAAAGAATACAATACCAAATCTATATACTTCATCTCTCTGATATCCTTTATACTTACTAGCAAAGTAAGGATCAGCATAATTTCTGAATCTGCTTATGCCGGATGCTCCTAGAGATATCTATGATACAGTAGAACCATTAAGATTGTTTATGGTAATCTTATCACTAGTAGTAACAGGAGTATTTATAGTAAGAGTATTTGTGAAGTTATCGTCTAGCATTACATCTGTAGTAACGAATTCATAGTCTATATTTAGACCAGTACCTCCTAACGTAGTACTACCAAACTAATACTTACATACATCTCTATTACTAAAATCAGGATCTTGACCATTATACGGATTAATACAGTCATGAGATTCTGGTATAGAACTCAAAGTACTATTAAGATTAGAATTTGTTACTATTACTTCTATATTCTGATCTTTACTAGAACCATTAAGTATTAACTTGTTACTGGCAGTAAATCTATATGATCTAGCATCGTATTGTGGTTTCCATGTAGATTCTTTGGTATTAGCTGCGAACAATATATTATCCTTAGATTCTATAGTAGCCGCAGTAAATGTACTCTCTTGTATCTTATTAAACTCTTCTATAGTAATAGTATTTATTACATTACCACCAGTATCATTAAATATGTATTCATTCGTAGAAGATGATATTTCATTTTCTTGGAATACTTCAATCTAAGGATCTTCAGTAAAGTCATTATACTTTATACGAATTAACCTGATATTATCAAATAATCCTTCAGGTATACCATTTAATTTAACTTTAAAGTTAACGCTTTTACCAGAGTTTACATCCTTATTATTGCCCATATAGTTCTTCTATCCTCCTGATACTTCACTATTAGTAAGATGTATAGCATTACTAACTGGAGAGAAGTTAGTAGCAGAACCACGAGCATTAAATAACTGATAAGAGTACTGTACTATACCGGTAGTCAGCGAACCTCCTCCAAATGATATTACTTCTGGTGCTCCGAGTAAAGTAGATATTTGTATATCCAACAGACTAGTATTCTTTAGATTACCATTAGAGTCTAGTAAAGGATTACCGTTAGGAGTTTGCATATATCTACCGTCCATTATATTAAGAGTCTTAATAGTCTGATCTGGAGAGGCTATATAGATTTTAATAATAGTAGCAGATTCATAGTTAGCTACTATTTTTACTTTAGAACTTACATTATAACCCAGTTCACCTTTGACTATTACTGTAGCTTTTAATGGTAGATCATCATAACCTTCTACTCTATATATTCTGCATATTTTAGTACCATCTACAGTAAGTATGACACCATACTTATCAACTGTAGTAGCAGCTAGTACTGTTTCATTGGGGTTCAAGAAGTCTCCTCCCTCTACCATTCTAGTATCCTATACATTCTGCAACACACCTGTGGTACCATCAGTATCAGTAATTACACGTACATTCTCCGCATATCTATACTGATTGTCTGGTATCATAGTTACATCTGTATCTAGATTCATACCACCAACGAAAGTATTTGTCTATAATGTATTAGTCATTATCTATTCCAATTATAAAGTATTTGTTCATCTCCTGTACTCTCAAAGAATGTATCATGATCTCTCATCTCAGTATAAGGTTTGTGCCATACATTCTTAATAGTTTCCAATTCATCTACAGTAGGCATCATAGCTTCTGCATATGCCTATCTACGGTAGAAGTTCCATGAGTTTCTCATATCGTAGTATATATTCTAATTCAGCTGTCCTTTTAAATATTTGGGATAAGACATCTTCATTGCTACATACCAGAATATAGCTTCAAAGTATGATGGTATATCAGGTATCATAGGCATACTGTCTTCATCAGTAATAATAGCATGGTATGATATTTTTAACCATCCACATGGTACATTAACAGTAATATATCCAGGTTTAGTAGAGTATTGTAAGCTTGTATTAAATGTAGCAGGATTACCTATAATAAGTCTGCCATTATTACTAGGTATAGTATATTGATTTACTAAAGCACTTAATGTCTACTTAACATTAACATCTTCATTAAGAATATCAATAGCTTCCTTATCTGTATTAACATTGAATATGTTCTTTACTAAAGGTATAAGTGCATTATCCTTTATTAACATTTTAGGATTACATTCACCACATTTCTTATATACACCAAAAGAGTTGGTAACCTTTCTCATTGGCAACCAACCACATCCGTTTTCAAAAGAAAACGCTACTTGATTTAATCTATATAAATCACAAGGTAATTTAGCTTGGTAATCTACTACCTATATGTTTGCTACTTTATGTTCTAACTGCTGTACTGCTCCTATCTTTTCCATCGCTTCACCGATCCATTCGCGTACATCAGTTATTCTTATTTCATCTTCTTTTAAATCCAAATCGGCTATGATCTTAGCTAACACAGCCTTTGAACTAATTAACTTATTATCTATCATAACCTTATTTGATTGTAGTATAATCGTGTTCTCTGTTCTTAATTATTTGAGCTAATCTACGTTTGTTTGCCCTAGAAGCTACAAACTAATATTTTGTCTTATTTGTTAGTAAACAATCCTTTTTACTCCATAAGAATCTAAACTTATAGTAATTACTGTGTTCATTAATGAAGTATACAGCTTTACCTTGTACTTTACTTTCATGATAGTCTATCCTAAGACTCTTGTTATCAAAGTTCTTAGGCTATCGTTTTACTATACTTAGATTTCCAAGTCTACACGGTAGTTTGAATTCTCTACTATTTTCCATTATCTCTTCTACGATATACTTAAAGTAATCTTCAACAATTTGTCTGTATGTTTTGTAATCAACATCATATACAGTTTCCCTTTCGATATAAGATAAGTAGAACTCATAGAAGTCGCTTATTGTATAAGATTTCTTCATTGCTATCTAACATTAATGTTCTACATATCATCTCTAGAGTTATTAGTTTCGTCTGACGGCATCTGATGCATGATATTCAATTCTTTAGTAAATATCATATCTTTGATTACAGGTATCATATGCGCAGGTGCAGGATATGAACTATCAGGATCGAAACATTCATTGATATCAGCAGGATTCTCAGCTATTACTCCTATCTCTACCCATTCGAGCTGGTGATCATTACCCGGATCTTCCACATACAATCTATTGTTTTTGATGTATGCTATATAGTCTCCGCAAGTATACTTTCTATACTTTTGATATTTCATCTTTGTTTCATTACCTAGCTGAATTAGATTGCCAGACATGTCCTTTACATATACTAGACCTGTTCTAAAATGAAAATCTATTAACTTTGGTAATTCTATGTCACTTCTATATTCTATATGACCTGCTGTACTATCTATTCTATCAATGTGTACACATGGAATAGTTTGGACATACATAGGATTTATATCTCTACCCTTATCTATGTCCTACTTGATGAGTACAGCTCTATAGTTGTGAATCCATTGTTCAATCTATATTCTACTTATATGTTCTGATTCAGCAACAGAACTATTGCGCAATTCAAGTAGAATATCATCAATAATAGTATTCAGTGTGTTTAATTTCATAATGCATTATTTATTAAATATCTTTATAACGTATTTAGATGCGTTCTAAACCATTTTATAGGTGTAGTAGTACAATTGGTCAAGTAATATAATAGCGTTTGTCTAGAAGTCTTAAAATAAAAAAAGGCTAGTTATTAACTAGCCTCATTCATTGCTTTCTGCATATTCTATGGTAACATCTATTTCATCTAAGGTGGAACCATATTACTTGCCTGTTTTATTAAATCTTTAAGTTCTCTAACCTAATCTTGTAATTCCTATATTCTAGGATCTTCCTTTTCAGGTTCTTTCTCTGTATAATCTAACTACTTAAGTATAGCTTCACATTTGGTCATTTCCTCGTCATACCTAGCAACAGCTTCTTTTTTCGCTTTATATTCATTGTAACTAGATTTAACCATATTAACTATATGTTGTTTGTCTGTAGCTACAGTAAGACCTAGTTGAGTATCATTAATTAATGATTTGCCTTCCTCTACTGTTAACTTCTTTTGTTCACCACCACAACTTATAACTATGTCTACTAACTTCTTTCTATTCTAGTTAGGCATTGGAAACTACTATGGTGGTAGTGGTTCGTCATACACTTTAGATACACTTACTATATTACCAGCAAAGTAATTAGTACTCTTCTTAAATGTACCTATGATTTCTAATACATATATAGGATCGCCTATACTCAATTGCGAAAATGTTATCATAATAAGTATTTGTTTAAGGGCTCCGAAGAGCCCTTGTTAATATTAAGCTGCCTGTGCAGCTATGTTTGTAGGATATGCATTTACTAATTGATAAGTGTTATTACATTTATTATAGTAAATCAAATATCTGAAATTGAGTTGTAAGTCACCGGCTTGTACTTCTTCTTGTAATGCATTACGAAGCATGCTTTGAGTAGTATTGTTCTCTGCATTATCATCTGATAAACCAACTGGAAGAGAAGCGTCAGCTGTAGCAGATGCCTGTCTTACATCCAAGAAAAACAGTCCCTCTTTAGGTAAACTAAGGAATTCCTGATGATTTACATCATATCTTACTTCTGTAGTAGTAGCAGATACACCTGTAGTTCTAAGTACCGGTATACCAGAAATAGTATTCAATCTTCTGCGACGTCTACCGAAGAAGAACGGATTAAAAGGACCAAACGGGAATAGTGTTTGTTGTGTATTATAGAAAGGAAACATAATTACCTCCTTTCTTATTAGCAACCACAGTTGTTATAACCTACTCCGCAGTTTGCATAAGTATCACCAGCAAAAGCTCCATATGCAGCAGCTCTGAAAACTTCTGGATTATAAACAGACAGCTGAGGATATGGTACACTTACAGTGTTAGGAAGTTTGCACTTGATACCATCAACGTCAGATTGCAATGCATTTAACTTAGTAACAATAGGCGTAGTAGCCTGACTTATCATTGTACCAAATGTAGCAGTCTGATGTTCTTGACTTAACTGAGATACCAGTGTAGAATTTTTCTCACGCAGAGAGTCAATCTTGTCAAGTAGTGCCTAATTTTGCATAGCATCAAGTTTTGCTATAATAGCATTAGTATTTGCAGTACCATTATCACGCAGAGACAAAGTATTGCTGTTCATTGTGTTAACCAAGTTGTTAGTCTGATTACATACAGCCAACTGGTTTTCGTAACCCATCTTAGTCAGGTTAAGATTTACACCATCTATAGATCTCTAAGTGGTGCAGCAGCAGTTTGCCAATTCAGAAGCAAGAGATGCATTACCTGAAGTAATAGCATTTATTACTTGCTGACTGGACAACTTAGTATCACAAGCAATCTGATTTACACTAGCATTAATAGTATTCAATGCACTCTATACTGAGTTAAAGTCACAATTCAAAGTATTAGACAAGTTGCTGATAGCTTCTTTATTACCATTGATAGCCTGCATCAACAGACTAGTATTAGCGTCAGTATTCAATTGAGAAGCAAGTTGAGAAGCTTCGCCACCTCTATTACCGAAGCCGTTGCCTCCCCAGCCACCCCAGCAGAAGAAGATCAGGATAATCCAGATCCACCACCATCCGCCGTTACCGCCGAATCCGCCATTGTTATTCATCATAGCCATCAAAGCAGCAGGGTCCATACCTTTATTTGCATTCTGCATTAAAGCAGCCAGACCAGCGTCAAAACCGCGGTCTTGAAGGATAATTTTATCTTCTAACATAATTGATTTTATTTAGGATTGATTTAATTTGATTAATATCTAATATAACGTACAGAACGACCACGTTTAAGTTCATCTTCATAAGGAAACATTCTTTCCTTCTCATAATCCCTTTCATCGTATTCTCTGTCGTATTCTCTACGTCTACCATATGAAGATCTTCCCATTCTCCCACCTCTACGATAGGTTCCATAAGGTTCGTCATCGTCATCATCTTCATCTTCATATTTGCTGTAGTTTCTATCGAAGTATTCCTCTTCTGCATCTCTCAGCTTGTCACACATTACATAAATATAATAGTACCACATCTTACCTTCGTCAATGTCTTTGTCACTTAACCAAGCTTTAGCTAACTCTACGAAATACTTAGAGTTATTAGAACCTGTCATGTTAACAATTACTTTGTAGTAATCTGAGTAAACCATATTCAATGCAACATACCAATCATACTTATTGAACTTGCTATCAAAGCGAATTCCGTATTGATTTGCAAGAGCAGAAGTTTCTTCTACAGACCAATGTTGGCCTCTAGATCCGTCTTCGTTTTCCATCTTACTTACAGCTTTACGTGCATGTTCGTCATCAAAGTGAGGACCATGCTTAGCTTCATAAGCTTTTGTACGGATTATTCTATGCATATTATTATTGATTAATTTTAATATTTTGTTTGATTATTCCGTAACTTCAACTATCCTAGTATCTGTTACTTTAATTAAGTCATTGCTGTTATATATCTGATACTTTCTGATACGATCTTTCTTCCAATCAAAGTGTAAGAACCTCTAGAAGCCATTCTTATACTTATTACGATATTCTTTTTTCTCTTCTACGAACAATACTTGAGAGTTCCTTAAATCTAGTATGGCGGTTAAGATTGAGTCTTTTCTTTCTACTGTGATAGTAGTTAAAGGATTTAGCTTTAAGTCCTCCTTAAAGTCTACTTCTTTAGTTATTATTTTAGTAATAGTATCCTTCATTTCTGTATTGATTACTTGTACCTACTAGAGGTTCTTGTCTTTGATCTTTAATTCTTTCTACACTTCCTTGGCAGTCTAGAGTAAACTATCATTTGAGTTATTTAGATCTACTACCTTCAACTGAAGTGTTCTATTATCGTCTCTTAATCTACTTGTCAAACTCTGGTAATATTCGTAATTATTTGTTACTTGTCCTAGACGTTTATCTAGAACCTATATCTTCTTACTCTAATAAAAACAAAAGGCAGTCAAACCAATTATGATAGTGACTGCCAATTTACTGAGATAACTCTTAATCTCTGATAACATGTTATTCTGTTTTAAATTCTGGTAATATATACTAGATTGCTAGCGCACTAGATCTAGACATTTTTTCTACTAGTTCTACATCTACTTCATTTTCATCGAAGTCATGAATGTAGCCTATTACTATACTTCCAATCCAGTTATTCTTTTCATCTGATAACTTTCGTATAGCAGTAGTATGACAACCGTTACTTGTCATTATAGATTTAATCTTGTTATCCAGATTAGATGATTCAATATCTTTTATGAATAAATAATCTTGGTTTGCTAGTTCTGATACGAAGTTAGCTACTGATTCAATCTTAATATCACATAGAGATTCTCTTACTGAAGATACTCCATACTTCTTTACTTCAAGCGTAGCAGATATGAACATCTCTCTATACAAAGGATGCGGTTGGATTAGGTATACTCTATCCGCTTTGAGGAAGTATAACAACTCCCACAACTCACCATATATAGTAGCGATGCTACCAGCCTTCTTTATGTTGTTCTGATGTTCTTCTTTTCTCCATTTCTCAATCTTATAGTCAGTCATTTTATTTTTAGTATACTGATTATAAGTAAACCAGAGTGCTGCGATAGAAGCTATTCCTGTAAGTATCTGTGGTAAAAACTCTATAAACATTTGAGATATCTTTAAAAAAATTAATCCTAGCGCAAACTTGATGTACTAGGATCTGACAATGAATCTGAAAACTACTTATAAAACGTAGTTATATGTATTAGGTTCTCTTACGTTTACTTGTATTAATGTATTCCAATAGCTCTTTATGTTTTGTCATTTTACTTAAAAGATTCTTACCATTACAATATTTAATCCAACCTATATAACTACAGATTTTCTATTTGTATTCACTCTTACTAAGATCGTCTCTTCTGTTTAATTTACTGATCTTTCTACAGAAGTTCTTCTTAATAGTTTTCCTTAGAAGAACGTGAGTGTGATACACTCTATATCCTACAAAGTTTATTCCTCTAGAATCTACTTTGAATATCTGCCAATTGTCTTTAAACTTTATATTGAGTTTAGTTTCAATGTACTCTTTCATGTCTTTGAACAACTGGCGTAGTTCTTCTTTGTCTTTTCCTAATATTACTATATCGTCTGCGTACCTGAAATAGTATTTTATATGTTTCTCTTCTTTAATCCAGTGATCAAGATATGTAAGATATAAGTTAGCAAAGAATTGTGATAAGTAATTACCGATAGGTACTCCCTATGCAGAATCTATTATTTCATCTAATATAACTAATAGTTTCTTATCTTTTACTTTTCTTCTTATTAGCTATTTTAATATATCATGATCTATTGAAGGATAAAATTTTCTGACATCTAACTTAAGACAGTATTTTGTATTGGCTTCATCTTTCAGTGCGAACTTAACATCTTTCAGAGCTTTATGTATACCACGATTTTTTATACAACTATAAGTTCCTTTAATGAAAGATGATACCCAAATAGGTTCCATAATGTTCATAATAGCATGATGTACTATTCTATCTGGATAGTATGGAAGCTTGAATATTTCTCTTTCTTTAGGTTCATATATCTTGAATATATAATATTCAGAAGTCTTATATTCACCATTTATTAATTTCTTCTGTAGATCTAAAAGTAATTTTTCTCTATTCTTATCAAAATTAATTATTTCAGGTCTATGTTGTTTTTGTTTTCTAGCTCTTTTATCTGCTAGATATAAATTGTCTAAAGTTACTATTTTGTCAAATAAATTATTATATCTTTTCATCTGTAATCCATTACCGAGTTTTCACGAAAAAAAAGTTACTAACACAGTTAATTAGTATGTTATCTTTTACCAAGGGGTAAGGTCTTCCTCTACAGTCTCTTAATTTCTTTATTTGTTTAATTACGGATTCAGTGTACTGACATTAGCATTAGCATTGCTAAGCTCATTGTTAGAATTAACATTGAGTAACCTAGCATTCGTGCTATTACTAGCATTACTGCTTAATGATGAGGAACAACCTATCTATATTTTTAATTAAATTACGGTATATAGATTAACCGAGTACCGACAGAAGCAGTAGCAGTGCCAAGCCCATTGCCAGAACGAACAGTGAGCAACCCAGCATCCGCGCTATAACCAGCAAGACCGCCTATTAATGTTAGCCTATCAGTTGTACTATTATTAGTCCAATTGTAGTCACACCAATAAGTTGTAGTACTACCACCAAATGCTTCATCTATTGGAGGCAATATATCAAATGCTGCATTGTATACTAACTTCTTCTTATAACCTTCAGTAATAGTAGTACTACATTGATAGTCATAATCTGATATATTAGTAGATCCAAATGTACTTAAGTCGGTATTTATATAAACGTCATTTTTATTAGTTTGCGCATTAAAATGTACAAGTGTGTCTATACAATTTTTCCATACATGACCAAATGGATTCTCAATACCTCTATAAGTAGGAACATTATAAGACTTCTGAGTTGCAACACCTTCTGCATCAGTACTATTGACAGTAACAGAAGTTATACCAGTAGAGTTTCCATGTTCGTCTGTACTTCCGCAAGGTATAAAACTCCATGTATCAACTCCATTTACTTTAATATTACCTGCAGTAACTCCATCTCCAAGACCACCTTGATGATAACCTTCTGCAGTTAATTCGGCATTGAAAGCTTTCTAACTGTTGGTACATGCATATTCAACTAAGTAAAGCACAGTAAGTATTCTATGAGCTCTGTAAGTATACATGTTCCAATTCGTAGTACTGGAGTTATTAGCCCTAGCTCTAGATTGCATAGTAGTTCTATTAATGTTTACTACTGGAGTAATAGATCCATTGTTAATAGATTTTAACACATTATCTACATTAGATGCTTCATATGCAGAAATATAGAACTTCTCCACATGTTCAGCTTCTGGAATATGAGGATCTGCTGGATATAAGTTCAAATATACAGTAGTATCATCTCTCATACATTTATACCAGAACTCTGGTATTTCTACCATAGTATTTAATGTCATGTCTCTATCAGTACCATCTTCATACTTGGTTCTATCTGTAGCATTAAGATATTTAACTGTTCCATCAGAAGTAATCGTGCAAGACTTCATCTTAGAATGTATAGGAAGTTCTTTATGCCAAGGCATATACCCGGTTCTAGTCAATAATGTACTCTACGGTTCTATAGGAAAGCTAACTCCATAATAGTTAGTAAATACATTAACATCGCCAAGATATGCAGCTACAATATTTTTATCTCCTAATTTCATATTATTCGTGAATTAAATATAGTGTTTTAGAATCTTTAACAGACAAAGTGTCATATTCTGTCTAAGTCATAGATACTACAGTAGATACTTCATCAGATGTTACACAGTGACTCAAGTCTACTGTTTCAGATAACTTATCCCATTCAGCAGGACTAGCTACAATACATACATAGTTAGCACCAGTATCTGTTAGATTATATACGTCTCCAACTACAGCTGTGGTAGGTAGTGCTTCGAAATTAGCTACAGAACCTTTCACTCTATATACAGATGCTACTTTAGCATCTACTTGTTCCTTAGTATATGCATCCTGAATACCATAACCAGACAAAGTAGTAGCTTTATTTGCTTTATTAGCTAGTTCTTTGTTAATAGATTCAATTAGATCATTATCAGTAATAGTACTCCATTCAGATCCAGTCCATGTTTTAATACATCTACCATATGGATCAGTTTGTAAGTCTATCCAATACTGTACTTCTTTGTGATTGGGGGTTGACTTACTAGGTACGAAATTTATAGTTTCTCTCATAGTTGTTCTTCTTTATTAGTCCATTTATCACTGCTTAACAATTTCTGTAATTCTTCTCCTTCATAGGTAGGATACGGATATACTACTTCCGGAGTTTCATCTTCTTCTGTTAAAGGTAATGTCATTGCTGATGGAAATAGTAATTCATAGTTAGCAACTTTCATGATTACTTCAGTTCCATCTACACTATAACGAAATACTAAATGCATTTCGTCTAGTGTATTTTGTGTTATATCAATCAGCATCTCGGCTGGTACAACAATATATTTCATTCTTGTATAAATATTGGGTTAGTTAAATCAATTATTTCGTCTTTCTCCATTCTGTATTGCCTTCTATTCCTACATACTCATTCAGCTGTTTAATCTTATCATCTGTTGAGATGTTGTCGAAGAGCATGAAGTCGTACAATGCCATATTAGTAAAGTAAGTATTGTGTACTCTGTTTGAACCAATAACAGGAGAAAATTTATTTACCCCTGCACTTAACTCATTTGTAATAGTAATATTATGGGTAATAGCTCTCAATTCCGAAGCCTTAATATTACTATTCAAGATTCCATCAATGTATGTTTGTCCATTGTTTCTCCCTTGATAATCCGGAATAGGATTGCCATCACTATCTGCCGAACCGTTATAGATAGCAAACTCATTATTATAACCTCTTTGGTCATATAGTAAAGCAGAATTAGAACTATCCCAATTAACTTTCATCAACACCTGCTTACCACCGACCGTAGTAGGAATAGTAACAAAGTCGTCTACACCATCAAGACAGTATGCACCTTCGTATTCAGGAAGAACTTCAATAGTTATATCACAATCGAAAACTACTTCACCTTCTACCATAGGAGTAATAAATATTCCTACCCAAGCATTACGAGTTAAATCTAATAATGCTTCTGTTGGAGTAAACGATTTAGATAATTCGTGAGTGCCATTACCTAAATATACTAATGTTTCTACTGTTGCATCTTCCGTAGCTAAATATCTGTAACCAAATTTACTATTTCCTTCAAGACCTTTAACAGTAACTCTAAAAGCAGGTATTTCTCTTATATTAGTTAATGCTCCGTCTTTTTTAACATAACTAAATAATAAATCAGTACCTGCATTTTTAACCCTAGTTATATGAATTGTAGTACTAGTAACATCAGAAGTATAACTATATACACTTGAAAGGTTTTCCCAAGTCTCATTAGCACCAAACACAACAGGATATCCATTCACCCCACTCATTCCTGCGTAGGCGGAATTATTTATCTTACCATGATTACCATGACCGGATATATCGGGAATGTAGCCGAGTATCTTGTATGAGCTATTAGGCATTCTTAGTCTGCTAGGAGATAGAATACATTTCGGTTCATTGTTGTCAAGTAAGTATTCGGTATCACAGGTAAATACCATAGATTTTTCTACAACATGAGTTGGAGTATTTAAATTATTACCATTTAATTTCGGATTACGAACTATATACAATCCGTCAATAAGATTGTTTTCATCTGTATCCTCCTCTGTATTACTTAATAGTAATAGTAATCTCTTCTCCATTCTCTACTGCTTCTTGCATCTTATCATATAATGCTTTAAACGTCACAGTACTTTCTGTTACTTTACCAACGACATTATTTTTTCCTACTAATAAACACCCATCTGTATCCTCCTCTGTATTACCGATGTGAATTAGTATACCATCGAAACCAGGTATATCTAATAGTCTAGGTAATTTACCATTACAGAATTTGTATTGTTTATATTTACTAAACTTGGGAGATACAATATCTAAAGTAACTTTATATGTACCAGTAGGTATAGCAGTCTTACCATATACTTTGGCTTTCTATATATCCTCTATCGGCATATCTTGTGTAAGTCCCCTATCCGTATCTTCAAGAACATTGCAGAACTTAACGCCATCTATATACATATTACTTATAGTATATGTACTTCTTTTCGCTATTCTTTCTGATATTATATGCATAACTTCAATAATAATATTATACCTACTTGAATTGCTTGACCTATCATACCACCAATTATAGTAGCTATCCAATCTAACCAATCCCATTTACCACCATACATTTTATCTTTAAACTCCATACCTGATGCTAGACCAGCTACGAATAGTATGGTGAACAGAGCACCTGGTACTATTGCGTACTTCAGGTGCTTCATTCTATTACTCTCTTTTAACCATTTAATTTGCATATCTTGTAGTTCTAGGTTGAGCGTCATAAACTATGCTGCCGAGTAAGTCAGCAGCTAAGTTCATGCCAAATTGTTTATCGTCATTATCTATTTCGTTTACCTTGACTAATACATACTACAACATAGTATATATGCCTTCTAATAACTCTCTATCAGTTAATAACTTCACATCCATATTAATCCCTCATATTAGTTGCCCATTGTTCTGGTATGCTACCACTATTAGTAATAAGACTCTTACTCATGTAAGCAAATACATTTTGTTTATTCGTATTAGTAAGATTATTTAGCCATGTCCAGAATTCTGGCACAGAACCTGTTGTAGAAGTATCTCCATAGAATAAACCTGTTATCTTCGTAAGATTCTTATGTTTAGATTGAGTAAACAGATTTGATCCTATCTTCTTCGGTCCTTGTCCCATCCATCCTCCAGTAGAATTGGTACTAGCTAATGCATATGATATATTCTGTAATATATAATTATACTAGAATGTAGTATCACTTAACTGTTGAACATCATCAGCAGAGCCTTGGAAGGTAGCATCATAGAATAAATAAGATATATCTGTAAGAGCCAAGTTCTTACTAAGTAAAGTAGAAGGTATAACTACTTTTGCAGGTATATATATTCCACAGAATAGTCCTGAAACGCTTTTTAATGCAGTATTGTTAGATAACATATCAGAAGGAAACATCTGTCCATTATTACTATCATCATTCCAAGTATATGGATTAATGCAACGACAATACGCAAACACATTAGTTAAACTGGATATGTTAGTAAGAGTTTTGAATATTCTATTTGGTATTCTACCATATATACCGTAGTTATATCTTTGCACTCCATTAACAGTTTTTCTACCACTGCCTGTGAGAACATTTGATATATTAGTATTAGTATTATTGACACAATATTTAAATAGATCTGATGGAACTATGTAATTCATACTATCTAATCTATTCTATCCTGCAGGACTAAGAGGGTATCGCATATCGTCTTCATTGAAGAATTCTGATGGAATATTAGGATCAATATCTGTTATAACACCAGATTGTATGTTCTGATACAAAGTACTGTTCTATATCAGATCCCCTAGACCATATACTCCATCATAATAATCAATATTCCATATTTTCTTGTAAGGACTATAGTTTGGATTCTTTATTACTCTATGTATATCCTTATTGGGATTATCAATATATTCTGGGGTAGAACCAGGATTATTAGGATCATACCCTGGATTAGGTATTTGATCTCTAGGATCATATGCAGTATTTACTATAAATTCTGAAACATTATAATTTTCATTAGTTATTATCAAATCTCCTGCATCTTCAACAGTATTTAATTCTACTTGCTTTCTAATGTATCCTTCTGCATTAGGGCTAGAGAAGTTTGCCAATGCATATCGCATATCAGTTATACTACTTCTAACAGCTTTTATTGATTCGCTGTAATCAATAGTTTGTGGAAGTACTGCATCAGGATCATGTTTTCCTTCTTCAGTTATACCAAAGTTTTCAGTTATTCCTAGTTTAAGTGCATCTGCATGACTCCAACCAGTAGAGGCTCTTACTACATCTCTTTCCATATAAAATAAACCATATGGAACTCCTCCTTCTTTTGTATAACTTTCCGAATCTTCATAGAACGCATACGCAACATTTGTAAGTTTACAATTGGTAAATCCCTTACCTGTCAACTTATACTTTACTAATTGATTTCTAAAGCAACCTGTTATCTGTACTAGATTTGAACAGTCCTAGAAAATGTTTCCCGGTAGTTCGTATACTACTCCACTAGAATTAGGAACAGTCATATTAGCAAAGAAACATGGGCACGCAATCAGATTAACAACACCTTTAAATACATCATAAGGATATGTTTCATCAGACTCTCTAACAAATACTCTATTTATACCAGCACCATGAAAACATGTAGCAGCCTAATCTGGAATCTTATTAGTATCTTCTGTATTACCTATGTATTGTAAAGTAAGTTTAATCTATCTAAACATACTATTGTGTATAGGGAAATACACCTTGTTTCCATCATTAGAAGTTATATAGAAACATCCTAATAATTTAGTTATTTGCCTAGAGAATAAATTACTACTATCAAATACTGAATTACCACCAAATAGATTAATCAATGAACCTTTAGCTTTGATATTTCTGAAACTCCAACTAACTACTTTTAGTTTGCTATTATAAGCGAATAACGGACTATATATTACACTATCGTCGGTACTTTCTGTATCGAAATTAAACCAACAACCATTGAACATATTAGCTATAGTATCTAGATTGGGAAGATCTCTTAATAATTTAGATGCTCTAGCATATGCTCTTCGTCCCTCTGCTACTTCTGCTGAAGTTAAAGTTTCATCACAGTTATCTACAAATATTATATTACTACCACCGTAATTGAACATGCTAGACAGATGTGCCAATTGTAAATATTGATTAGCACCTATCTATGCAAAGAATAAATCATCTATGTAGAAATTGCCAGCAGCAGTTTCGAACATACTGCTGCAGGATACTAACTTCTTCAAAGGGCTTAATAAACCATTGTATTCAGTAATTGTATCTCCAGTATGAGTAGGACTATACATAGGACCTGTCAGTCTAGTAGCATAGAAGGCATGCTAAGCATTAATAACATTACCACAATATTTAAATGTGTCTCTACTTAGAGGATTACTAAAATCTGTAATTACATTTGAACAAGAATGAAATATAGAAACAATGTTTTCGACATCATCACACATGTTCAATATATAATATACATCATATATGTTTACTTTAGTTCCTACAAAGCAGTTACTTAAATTAGTAGTACCTATAGATATATTAGTCTCTAATCCTTGATTGTTATCCCACTATTCCTAGCCTTCTGTAGTATCTGTATCTGGACCGTACCATTGCCCTCTAGTTGGTTTAATAGTCACGTCTTCTAGTACATCGTGTATAAAGAAGTTAGGGCAAGTATTGAATACACTTCCTGATGTTAGTTTTATGTGTCCGAATACTCTGGTTAAACTAGAACAGTTATTAAAAGTAGAACTATTAACTGCGAAAGGATTTGTTTTACTATTCTTAAATTTTACATACTTAGAACTATTATAGTACATATACAGATTAGTAAAAGTAAATGGACTAAGATCTAGTATTCTTTCACCTGTAGATGTAGTAGCTACAGGATCATTTCCAAATTGAAATGCATTAATGTTACTTGAAGAAATATTTAATGTTTTCAATTTATTGAATCCTGGTGCAAATTCAATTACATCGGTAGTATTTGTATTATCTAAATTCAATTCTTCAAGATTAGGAGCTCCTACTAAACTAATACTTAAGTTAGCATTATTACAATTAGATAGGGTTACAGACTTGAGTGCATTAGCATTTGACACATTAAATGTGGCTAACTTATTACAGTTAGGTGCATAAATTCTTTCGAGCTTAGCACAACCAATAATATTGATACTAGTTAAGTCACTCAAATTACGTAAGTCTAATTCTATTATCTAGTTACAATTACTTACTTCTACGGATTGTAGTTTATTACATCCTGTAAAATCAATTTTACTAATAAAAGGTTGATCAGCTAGAGTTACTCTTTCTATCGCAGAATTTGTTAAAGTAAGAGCAGATAATGCGGCATTAGGTAGTGCTAATGAAGTTACACATCCATTTGATATATCTATTGTCTTTAGTTTGTTATAGTTCTATACATCTACTGGAAATGAGTTAACACCACTGTTCCCTGACCAAAAACTAGTGTTAGACAAATTAATATGTCTAATATCTGAAACACTCTTGCCATCCTATCTCTTAACGAATATAGTAGCAAAGTCTATAGGGTTCGATGATAATGTACTAGTATTTTGTATATCTATTTCGGACATACTAGGCAATGACATAGATGTCATAAAACCTTGAAACCTAATTTCATCTAGTCCCATCATGTTACTTATTTCAGACATGTTGTTAACAGTGATCTGTGTATTGAAAGATGACAATGATGGAAGATATATGTCCGTATCTACATTTTCTTCAATATAATATCTAGTCTCGCTACCGGCAGCATTACCTATATTCACAGTAAGTATAGCAGGACTATTCATCTTAATAGTTAACTTAGAGTTGTTGTTCTAAGCACCACCACACTTGAAAGAACCTTTTTCATTGTACGGATAGATAATATTATTATTAGCAAATAAGAATACTCCATCCATAAATGTCAATCTCTTCTTTAGCCAATCTCTTACAAAGTCATTACGAGTACCGTGCAAGAATTCTACATTAGCATATGACGCAGGGCTATCTTCATCTTTCTAATATTTCGTAAGATACTTAACTCGGTAGTCATAGTTGTATAATAGTTCTCCACAGTTCTTTGTCTAAGCACTAAAGTAGTTTTCAACAAACATAGAAGAACTAGTTAATAATGAACTATTGGTTCTCCATAGATCCCATAATCCATTATAATCACTTCCTGAATACACTCCGGTACTTATAAATCTACTATCTCTTAGAACATCCCACAATCTACTTGAATATTCATCATATCCGTTATTAGGATCATTCTATTTGATTATAAGAGAGTTTACACCTGTAGTAGTATCCGCATTGCTGAAACCATCTATATATGCTGTCTTAGCAACATTTTCTTCACCAGTGTTACTTACTCCATTTGCAGTATCCATATCATAGAAACATGGGTACCACTTATTCATATTCTAATCTGTAGTGGATCCTCCTACATTCCATGATCTTAACACCATATTCTTTCCTAATGAGTCTACAAGACCGAATACTACACATATCATAAAGTATGAATATGCATTTCTAATACTTAGTCTTAAAGTAAGATCATCGGCAAGAGCAGACCAGGATTGCTATGCAGGATATGTAGCTCCTGTTTTTTCATATCCTTTAGTTATAGTATTCCATCTGTATTTACTTATCTCTTCACCAGTCATACCGGCTAATGTAGTAAACAGTAACTACAGTCTCTACCATATATTATTATCAGTTACAGAAGTAGCATCTTGAGTAGCTCCATTATATTTAAATTCTCCTACATGCTATAATACAGTTAAGTCATCCTGCATGAATAGAGCAGTATGCTATATACCTTCTGGAGTCTCAATAATGTTAGCGTTATCTCCAAATTCATATGAGTAAACCTACTATTGATTGATACTACCAAAGTTCTCATTTACTTTATATGCTTCATACTTAGTAATGAAAGCAGGCAATGGTTGATCTACATATTCTCCAGTTACATTTTTAATCTTAGTAGTAAAGTTCTTTAAGAACTTCATACCCATGTTGTAATAAGCAGCACGTCCTAAGTTGAAAGAATATATACCCAACATCTCTTGAGTACTAGTACCATCAAATTGTATAAGTAGGATGATAGGGAAACCTTCCAAAGTATGTTTGATAGTTACCTCATTATGTACTTCACTAGGAGTTATAGAATCCACAGGACGTCTAGATTCCAATTCCTACATTGGAGGTGTCTTATCAAATAGTACATCTGCATTGTCATTAATCCACTTACCAATAGAAGCATTATTAGCATGAGCACTATCTACAACGTCAGCCTTCAATGTGAATTGATTCTCAGGCATCCAACTAGCTTTTGGTTGAAATAACTCTGGTCCAATAGATTTACCTTCATCATCTGTAAGTATTTTATTGAGAGCGATCTCTAAGTTCTTACTTCTGTAACCAGTAGAAGATGTACCTTGAATCTATACAGATACATCTGTAGTAGATACAGCAGATCCACTAGTTGAATCTGGATCAAAGTAACTAAGTGTACAACCATTGTACATAGTTGAATTAGGTCCAATAGCTTCATACACAGCTTTAGTAAACCCAGAATTGGAACAGTTTATTAATACTACTGGAAGAGGTGGTTTTCTATTGACATCACCAATAAGACTGTTAAAATTCAATTTAGCATATGTACCAGTAGAGTCATCCCAAAGAGTTGAAGAACTACTATTCTCTGTTATACTAAAGAAGTTCTTTAACTTTAAGTTGTTATACTCTGTAAAATCTACAGAACCTGTACTAGTTAATGTAGCTCTTACTCTAGCATTAAGTGCATTAATAACTATCTGTTTATCATTAAGAGGAGATCTAAACAAGTTCATTTCATAGAACTCTACATCACTAAAATTAGTAGGTCTATCATTCTGGTAAGTACACCCAAGATATATCTTACTAGAACTACTCCATGTGAAATTATCTTTAATCTCTCTGGCTACATTTAATACTCCGTTAACAAATATCTTTACTTCCTTGTTACTTTGATCTACTACAAAATCAAGAGTATTTACAGTATTCTATTGTATCTTACAAGATATACTTTCTTTAATAGCGCCGTCTGTATACTTCCAAACTACATCTTCAAGGTCTACTTTAATACCTTCTTGAAATTGATTATCTGAAGAGTAATCTCCAATAAAGAATACACTTCTATCATTGTATGGATGTAAGTCTGTTTTAAATGTAGTAGATATAGTAAAACCTAGTCTAGACCAGTTAGTATTATCTGCAGTAGACGCAGCGAATAGTTGTAAATCTACTACCCCGTATGCTTCTCCGGCTAATCTTAATTTACTCTATCCATTCTCATTCAAGAAACCTGATAGTATACCATTAGTATCATACACATTTAAATTGGTAGTTACAGATTGTTCTTCTTGCTGTCCTGGCATAATAAAGTTAGGTACAACACTAGACCATATTTTAGCAGATGTTTCCTGAGGGAATGTAGCTTGTTTTATATTCCACTATGCGTACATAGTGTTGTTTGGATTCTATGTAGGAATCAAACTTTGATCTGCAGCTATGACATTACACCTAAGAATCGTATCAGTTATAGGACTACCTTTTTCAGACCAACATCTTAAAGTAATAACATAGTCTCCTAAGTATGATTCTTCTTGTGGAATAGACCAACTAAATACTTGAGCTTTACCTCTTAATACATAACTGTTAGAATTGAAATTACTACTATCAGCATCGAAGTTACCTATATCCGTTGTAATAGTACCTCTCTATATTCTGATAGCATAATATATAATTGATACTCCTGCTAAGTATGGAGTAAATGAGAATGATATATTACCAGACTGTGCAAACTCTGTTGGTTCTGTTCCTGCTTCTATATCAGCTTGCGTAGTAATTCCATCTACCAATACTACTAGTGTTTGTCCATCTTCTACTACTACTTTATTAGTAACAGTATCTGATTGAATTACCTAAGTATCTACAGAAGTAGTAGCTTGCGCAGATATAGTATATGAACTACCAGCAGTAGGAGTAGCACCATTGAATAAGTCAAAGAAGTTTACATCTAATAACTTAGGTTCTACTGAAGTAAATTTCCCTACAGAATAACTCTTAGATATACCATTAGTTGTATTAGTAACTATAAGAGAAGTTTCAGAGCCTAATACCTTGTTAGTTATTTTATAAGTAATATTGTATGGTAAACCTATAGTAGCAGTTACAGAAGTTACGGAAGATTCTAGACTAATAGATGATTCTACTACAGTAAGCAAGTAAGGGCTTACTGAGATACCTTCTGTATTCTCAGCAGTAACAACAATACTGTGACTAGCTGAACTAGAAAATTCAGCAATATTAGGAATTTCTAATGTACCCTATACTGAAGAATAACCTACTTGATTACTTATAATAGTATTACCATCTAGTGATACAGATATGTTATACTTCTCATTAGGTTTAGTAGAACTAATAAGATAATGTAGTGTTAACTTAGTAGAAGTAGAATAGAGATAATGTACGCCTTCAGTAGTAACGATACTGCCGTCAGTAAGCTTGATAGAAGCAGTAGTTCCACCACCGCCTCCTCCACCACCAATAGTACCATTTAATACGACCCAACTTAGATTTCTTTTAGTCTCTTCTACTTTATCGTCCATATCCACTAATACCTGATTAACGGATTTAAAGGTCTGACCCTCTTCTAAAAAGTGAGGGTCAGTAACCATGATACCAGAAGCATTACCTGAAGAAATTATATCCCAAGTGCCGGTAGATTCATTATACTTTTTTAAATTCATTTTGTTATAACAATTATGTCATTACCACTATTAATTTCTCCGTTTCCACCAATTGCTGCAGGAGGATTACTGCTACTAGGAATATTAACATTATATTTACCAGCAGAAGTAAATAAGTAATTAATCTTTTTAGTAATGCACTGAATATTACTAGCTGTTACTTTATAAATAGTATAGAAAGGATATCTTTGCCCAGCATTTACTTTAGCTGTAATATCTGTTTGACTAGTTTGAGTAATAGTAGCTGGAAAGAAGTAGTGATCCCAAGGAGTATAAGGGGATGGCAACTCCTTATTAGAAGTGTGTTTATAACCTGTAGCTTGATTAGTAATGTATACAGGAGCAGTTATCCTATCTACTAACTCAAATGTACATAAGTGCTTCTGAGTCTTATATGCATCATTACCAATCCATGTAGATGGGAATAATTGACCTTCTAGTTGTGGATCTGAATTATCAGCAGCAAGAGTAGTAGTACCAAATGATTCTTGTAGCATCTCTGCTGTCACTTGAATAATAGGTTTCATAGTGCTAACTGGATTCTCCTTCAATGGGAATGTAGCTGCATATGTATGTTTATGTCCACCTATAGCCAATCTAATATCATTTTCCTAACAGAATTTACTAAACCAATACTTATTATCAGCTGTAGTATTATAGTTCAAGTGACTACCAGATCTTTCAATCTTACTATTCTCTGTATTATCCCAATAGAAATTACTAATTACATTCTGAGTAATAATAGTAAATGGTAACTCGTGAGTAAACGCTATCTTCCATGTCTTATCAGAATTCTTATTAATATCGTTCTGACACCATGTTTTCATATTAGAGTATACCAAACCGTTTGTACTCAGTCCATATACATTCTTCTCAGTACCATCTGTAATTTCAGAATTGATAGCCATAAAGTGTACATTGCCATAATTAAATGAATATAGAGAATCAATGAATACTTCTTTACCCTCAATATTGAAAATAGGAGGATTCTCTTCATCCATTTCAAAAGTATAGAAGAATGATAAGTTCTTAGGATTAATCTTTGAACTATCACCTCCATTACCTAACTGATAAATGTTGGCAGGACACAAGTCATTATTTCCAATTACTGGCATTTCCTCGAAATCCTTCATAGCTTGTCTACCTGTATAGTAGTCAATCCATTCGTTAACACGATTACCATTTTGAGTCATATCGCCAGTATTTACTGTGAACTCCATATCAGCTACATTGTCTTTGATGTATTCAGCAGATGATTTCCATATCTGATATTCATCCCATCTAAATCCCTATTGGTCTGATACTTGAACAAAGGTGAATTCATCTGATCCTTCACGTACAGTAAAATGTAATACTTCACTTTCGTAATTCTCATCTCTAACTACCTTGTAATCATATACTCCAGCACTTAGATTTTTGATTATTACTTTATGAGTAGTGAATGCTGTACCATCGGTAAACTCAGATCTAATTCTATTATAATACTTTCTAATACCAGATTCATTTTTGAATGATTCTACTTTGTTCCATTCTGATTCTCCTTGCTTCTTATACCATAAGAATTCGTCATGATACTCAGTAGATATCCAGTTAAAGCACCTAGTAGCATTAGGAGCAGTTGCCTGAATACCAAAAGTACATGTAATATAGTTCGGTTTAGTAGTATCTAGTTTGGTTTTATTATAGAATATATTTTTATGCTCATAAGTAGCCTTAGGAGTATAAGATTCTATCATAGGAATAATATCTTTAGTCAAATCTACGAAATACCAATCATTGGCATTATTTCTCTTATCCAACGATTTAGTAGCTTGACTTACTGGGTCCATACTATAATACTTAGTAAATAATCTGTTGGAATTGAGATAAGCATATGGATTATTTTCTTTAGCATCAATAGTATCTGCATCACCGGCATTTTCTTTATTTAATCCCACTAAATCTATATATCCTTTACTTACTTTATAACTTCCTCCAACATTACTATATGGAGATGCTACACTAGAAGGAGTATCACCCCAAGTAAGATAAAACTTTGCTTTAGTATTATCAAACTTAATTAACTATCCGTCTTTAGCATACCATTCCATATCATAACTGTTTACTTTGATACGAGTAGTATTTGCATCCATTACTGAGCATTGCGCTCCTCTAATAAGAAATGTTTCTCCTTTTTTAATTAGCCCTTCAAGGGGAAGAACTTCCCAATTAGTACCACCACTAGAGTACTATAACGATAGCCCATTTAGATTAATATCCGCATCAGTTAGATTGGATAGTTCTACGAAATTATGTGAACAGTAATTATAGCTATGTTCATCTGCAGTTAGTCCTCCGCAGTATAAACTATTAATATATAATTTCTGTAAATACAAAGAAGTTACATACACCCAGCCAGTACTAGGATCTGTTTGACCTCCAGTTGGTTCTGCTTGAGGTGTATCGAGTTCTTTCATGTAAACAATAAGTTTACCATCATTACTTACCTTAACACGATAAGTTTGTCCGCTTGGAGCTACAAATCCAATATAGTCCAGTTTATCTAAATCATCTTTAGTCATGCCTTCATCTCCTGGGTCTGGGTCTTCACCTCCACCACCTCCGGATTTATTAATCCATACAAGGTTACTTTCACTTTTAATATAAAGTCTCTGGGTATCGGTACACCACAATAATTCGTTATTTAAAAATTTATCTTGATTAGCTAATAGATCAGTATACTTACCTGCTTTAATACACAGATGTTTTAAATTTGGTATCATTGTTTCAGAGTATGCAGGATATTCTGGTTCTCTAGCTGTATTAGTTCCTATATATTTTAAGTTCTACTCTTCTGTATATTCTGCAGGCTATTCTGGTTCTATGCTAGTAATAGCATCAGCAGTATTATTAGTAAAATCTCCAGAACTTAATTGATTGTTAAACGCATATTCATATTTCCTTATCTGTTGTTGAATAGCATTAACTGCCTATATCAAACTCTATAAGTCTTCATTCACATATTCAGGAATTGACTTTTCAGAGTCATCTGCCCATATGTCATTAGTATCTAAAGGCGGAGTATCAGATATAACAATATTAGTACCTCCATCACCACTCCCGCCTTGCACTACTGACCAACCTCTACTATTATTTCTATTTTCCCAGCTGATTAATTGGTAATAAGCCTATGAACTCTGTACGAACCACCTCTAACCTATAGCATCATTATTAGTATTATCTTTACTTTCGCTAAGTATAGAATCAGAAATAGTATACAGATCACTAGTAGTAAAAACCTATTTATGCCCAGAAACCTATGTCGCATTAACTGCTCCATAGGCCTTAGGGTTATTACTACCAATCTTCGACGGGAATGTGATTATACTCTCTGTCATTTAAAGTTTAGTTTAGCATTAGTAAATGCTCCTGGATTAGCAGAAGTATATACTCTCATTGTTAATTTAAGTCCTGTATCAGTTATGAACTATTCTTCACTATAAATGAATGCTTGTGTTACGTTATATGCATCATTCTAAGTAATAGTAGTTAGCTTAGGAAAATTACTAGGATATTTGTACACAAAATATTCACTGTCACTAGTAGTTATGTTGGATATAGTTGTGTTGTTAGAAGAAACTAATTGTTTATTCATATTACCTTCTACTCCATAATAAACAGGATATAGGAATGTAATTTTGCTATTTACTGTTTCTTCGTCATCTCCAGTAGCCGGTACTAACTGCCCATCTACTATTTCATAACCAGTTTTAGGAGCTTTAAGTGTTACATAGTAATTAGTATTAGATAATGTTTCCATCTCTACTGTAGGAGATTGTATTCCATCTTCTGTTAATTCAATAAACACATTACTTTCCATAGTTTCAGGATCTTTATAATTTTTCTTTGATTGCCACATATAGTTACCACTCCATTTATAGGTGTCCCCTATTTCAGTATTAATGTTTAATGAATTACTAGTATTACCGGTTCTTTTATTAGTCCACAATACTGTCATAATTGGTTTAACTAGAGGAGTGTTTGTTTCCATTTCTCCTCCACCTCCGCCTGTAACTTCACTCCATTTAGCATTTTGTCTAGCATACTATTTACCATCAATCGGAGCTTCTTCTATACCTCCTCCTAATTGGAATAGGTTGTATATTACTCTACCGTGTAAACATTCAGGTTCTGTATAAGGAGTGAACAGATTACATATAGTAGTAAATCCTAGTGGAATGTCTGTCCCTATCTGTCTTTCGCAATGACAGATCATAGCTTTCAGCATCTACCGATCTTGAACAAAATCTACTTTACTAAGTAAAGAGGTTAGTTCATTTACACAGATAGATGCTAAAACATCTCTGTAATTTATTTTAACAGAGTATCTCAATTTATTATCTACTTTTGTGACCATTATCCAAATGTTTTTGATACAGGGTTTTGTGTTCCAGAAGTGTATGCATCACTTAATTCGAAGTCCCATGGGTTTAATACATAGAAATAATAAAGTACAGGAAAACCTCCTATAACTATAGCAACATCTAATTTGCCATACTATTTCACAAACACATTAGAATATTCATTTCCACCTGGAAAAGTATACGCTGCAAATATACGTCCTACAATATTATTAAAATCTAATACAGAGCCGGACAAATTAATTACATGGAATGTAGTTAGTACTTTTCCTACTAAAGAGGAACTATATGTATATGACGGTAGTTGTATACGCATAGTATTTGGTGATGTTCCATTTCCAGTAATAGTTATGTATGTATCTCCTTCTCCAATAGCTAATGTATTAGTATCACTTCCAGATAGTTCCACTTTGTACCAATTACTTGCTATACTTCCTTTGAAAGTACCTCTATTAATTACGACATCTCCAGTTCTACCATTAATCCAAAGATTTGGTTTGAAGATAGTCGGTAATAGTGTTACAGTAATTTCACTATCTAAACTTGTACTGTTAGTATATAGTGAAAGACTAGCATGACCTGAGGAATTATACACAGAACCATGTAACTTGATTATACCGGATGTCTATATATAGTCGTAATTACTTGTTCCACCATTCTCTGTGTAATATTTCCATATTAAGTATGCAGAAGTACTTCCTTCTGTAACTCCCGAAACTTGTACATAAAATTCTGGAATACTTTGGCCACTCGTTAATTTATCGGATAGTAAAGTTAATGTACTATTGGATCCCTATGTTATGTTAATAGTATTATCTGTAAATGAGACGTATGATACTGAACTTTTAATCCACATGGATGTATCTGTAAACTTGAATGGAATTGAATCATTACCAAAATCTTCGTAATTATCTACCTCATTATATAGGTAATCCACTCCTTGCTGACTGAACATGTAATCTCCGTTGAATACAAAACTACCTATTGTACCATTATTTGCAATCAGTAATTTCGTATATATAGCTTCAAATCTTTCCATAGGAATCCATGTGGCATGTTCACCATATTGTTCATAATCATCTGCTGGAGTTTTACCTTCATTCTATGAACCAGTCCAACTAGTAGTAACATTCATTACGTAGTATGTATCACCATATAATACATATGGTGCTTTAGTATCAGTAGCTGTATAAGTTACTGTAGCATCATATATACCAGCAGGATATACAATTCTACCATCTCTACCGTCTTTTCCATCGGTACCATTAGTACCATCTGCTCCTCTAAATAGACTCCAAGTATAGACCATTGCATCTATACTTTCAGACGCTGTATCTTTATTTACTGCTATACCAATATACTTAGTATTCTAATTAGGTATATCGTATATAGTACTAGATGAAGAAGAAGGCATAGTGTCTGCGTACTTAATCCAAGTATATAATGTTTTACCGTCTTCTCCAGCAGGACCAGCGACTCCATCTTTACCAGTTATCTTTGACCATGTATAATCACTAGGATTATTGCTTTCTGATGCAGTGGTTTTATTGTAAGCCAGTCCAATATAACTCTTGCCATCTGGACTATTACTTATACCAGTACCATTAGCATCCTCAGCATATCTAATCCATGTATAAAGAGTTATACCATCGGCTCCTGGATCCCCATGTACTCCCTAAGGCCCTTCATTACCTTGGTCGCCTTTATCTCCTTTATCACCCTTATTCTTCTACCATTTGTATACTAATGGATCTTGTGAATCAGCAACTGTATGGTCAGAGTAAGTACCTATATATGCTTTACCTACTGTAGAACCTGTAGTTGTAAAACCGTATACTTGTGTAACTGTTCCAGATTCATTAGTAACTACTCCATCAGCAAATGCTATATGTACATAAGCAGAATCACCGGCTGGACCTTTAATACCACCTATATTATTCCATCTTAATCCATCCCATACATATAAGTCTCCATTTACTACATAGGCATCTCCAGGTTGAGCTGATTCTGGCAATTGATCTTCTGACGCTACTTCTCCTTTTATATTAACAGATGTACCATCATTCCCATCCTTACCTGGTTCTCCTTTCTCTCCCCATTTTGCCCATAAAGCAGGATTACTGAATTCGCCCCAAATTCCTTCTTTGTACTTTCTAACACATACCCATTCATACATGTTATTCTCATTTACACCAGTAGGATCATCAGTCCATCCTTCAGGTACAAAGTCATCTTCTTGACTTACTTCTGTAGGTCTATCTGGAGATAAGTTAGTAGTAGTTCTTTTATATATATATTTTACTCCATCTCCATCTTTACCATTAGCTCCCCACTTAGACCATACTGTTGGACCATTCCAATCAGACCATAAGTCATCAGTTTTAGTTCTGACACACATCCATTCATACTGATTAGATTCACTTACACCAGTAGGATGATCTGTCCAACCATCTGGCACACTACCATCTTCATTTACACTACTAGGCTTATCAGAACTATTTGGTACTCTATTAGATACCTTATAAATGAATTCTATTGATTTGCCATCCTATCCATCTTTACCGTTTTCACCAGTTATCCTAACTGGCGTAGACCATTCCCCTTGAATAGTTCCAGTAGTCTAAAATACTGCCCACGACATCCAGATGGTACCAACCATGTTTTGATCTGTTGTATACCAGCCTGTTGGAGGAGTAAATACATTAGTATCTGAATTCCAACTACCACCCACGGGTTTGCTTGGTGTAGTTTCACTAGACTTAAAGACGAATGCAGTAAGATTAGATGAAACATTTGTCCCATCTTGACCATCTTTTCCAGGATCCCCTTTCTCACCCTTGAATTCGCGCCACTTGCCTGTAGACTAATCAATAGCGTTGCTAGCATTAAATTTGTAGTGTTTATCTGTTGATATACAATAAGATATATGCCCTTCGTCAATGTCCTCATCACGAACATTCTTCATTTCTTCTAGGGTATCGAATTGATCTCTGGCGAAATTAGGTAGTTTACTTCTATGTTCAAAGTTATCTATAATTTGTATCATATATCTT